ATGGGTTTTAGGACTTGGTTTTACAAAACAACAGGAATTAAATTAAAAAAAAATTTAAATAAAATATACGACACACAAGTTATACCGAACGATACACAAATAAATGAAGAAGTTGAAGAAGTCAATGAACAACTCACTAGTATAAATAATCAAGAAAACTCTGACCAGATCGCAGAAGATAATCAATTAAATCTAGAACAATATATTAATTTTGGTGCTATCGTACATGAATCCTCAGTTATAGATCTGTATACATATCTTAATGAAAATGCGCAAGTTAATAGTTTTACAACAATTGGTAAGTTTTGTTCAATAGCTTGTGACGCAATAATTGCTCCGTGTTCGCATCCTATTGACTGGCTGTCAACGCATCCGTTTCAGTGTGATCCAACTTGGACTGATGCAATGAAAGTAAATAGAATTCAATTTGATCCACCGTGCAATCATACATTAATAAAGAATGATGTATGGATTGGAACAAGAGCTGTAATCAAAAGAGGTGTAACGATAGGAAATGGCGCAATCATAGGATCGTGCGCAATGGTAACTAAAGATGTCCCTGATTACGCCATCGTTGCTGGTAATCCAGCCAAAGTTATAAGATACAGATTTAGTAAAGATATTATTGATAAACTACTTGAATTAGAGTGGTGGAATCTGTCTATTGAGCAATTAAAAGACGTTACATTTAATGATATTGATAAAGCTATTGCTCAACTATCTGAAAAAATAAAAGCAGATAGTTGATGTATTGTACTTAATTGTTAGGCTTTTCTGGAAACACGACATTAACGTCAGACGTATCAACACGAGTTACTAAAATCCGGTATTTCTTCCATTGTTTTAGTTGCTCATCTTCGTTCGATTCTTGCATATCTAAATCAATGATATCTTGCAAAATAGCTATTTTTTCGTTAGCTTCGTTTATTAACGAATTTTTCATAGTTTGACTTTGCGAGACAATTTGCTTATCAGATAACGCAATAGGTTCTGAGTCAACAAGCATTAACTTACCTTTAATAATTTTTAAAACCTTGCCTTCTTTATTCGCTTTGATAGCCATCTCTGCATATTCTTCATTTGTATATGTCATATTAATATCCTCGTACTGTCCAGCGAACCCAAAGCTCATTCGGGTAGATAGTGAATGATGCAAGTTCAAAAGATGTGGTATACAATTTAGCATGTGAAAACTCAGTTTGCGCCCATGAGCCGTTATTAATTTTGTCGATGCTGACAGCATAAAATTTTGTTTTCATTGGTTTTAATAAATTAATAAGAGTCATTAAAACAATTTCTTTATCCACTATTTTTACAAGAAAAGTACTTGATTGTTCTATAAAACCGTTTGAATATACGTTATACCAACTTTCTTCATTTTGAAATGATTCAATAATATAGATTGGTTCAATGCCGTTAATTTTTGGCTTTACACCAAAATTAACTAAGTTACCTACCACATAAGTAGGCACGCCATCTACAAACGTTTTAGTAGCAGCTAAAGCCCCAATATCATCAGCAGTTGGCTTATTATTCGGTGAATAAACTCTTTCACCATTTTCTGTTAATTCGTTAACATTTAAAGAGCCTTTTATTGATTGACTATTTTCACCTGATTTTTTGATAAAATTTGATGTGTCAATTGAAGTATTGATAGATTCTGCTGCATTTTTAGCGTCTATTGCTGATTGAGCTGCGTTAGCTTCTGATGTTTTGCTATTTATTTCTGATATTTTAGCTAATTCAGCACTATCACTTGCATTTTTAGCGCATTGACTAGCTGCTTCTGCGCTATCTGCTGATTGTTTAGCTGATTTTGTTGCATTGTTAGCACTAATTTCCGCGTCATTAACGCGCTTTTCTGCTGCTAGTATTAAATTATTTGCTGTGTCGATAGAGTTTTTTATTGATTCTGCTGTGTTAGCTACATTTGATTCACTGTTTTTTACATTAACAGCGCTTTTTTTAGCTAAGTCAGCGGCATCAATAGCATTAATTTCAGATATTTTTATGTTTTTTTCTGATTTTTCAGCCCTATCTGCTGCTTTATTTGTTTCATTACGAGCGTCAAATACTTGTTGTAGAATTGCTGGTGTTACTTCATTTTCAGCCGGATTTAATAAATAATCATTTAAAGTACCATCGACTGAATCAGAAAACACTTGAATTGTTCCAAGTCGTTTTTTTGGAAATCCGTTTATTATCAAGCTTACATCATACTCACATGGCAATACATTCATTGAATATTCGCCGTTTTCGGCAACTTGAAACGCTTGAGTTTGAGTAAGCACCTTGCTTGTCGTTTTTTTTGCATATAGCTCGATAGTGCAGTCATTTATAATTTGTCCTGCACCATCGGTTAAAATTCCTGATATTGTAGTCATAATATTCTCCAAATAATAAAAAACCGCCTAAACAGCGGTTATTCTTTTAATACCATTATCGTAATGAATTTGGGTATGCCGTAAGTTTTATATTTGCTCGTCACTCTTGTGCGAACAACAACCGAACTGTTAGCGGGCACTCTAACAGAAGTCGATCCAACGCTGGTAAGTTGTATATCTGATGTTTCCATTGCGAACCACTTTGTTTGATAACCTGCTCTTTCAATGAATACTTCAAGCTTGCCGTGTTTCCAGCTTTCTGGATTCCAATGATTATCGTTACCTGACGCCGGCACACCCACCGCAACTACGCTAACCGGTAAAACATACAAAATTCTATCAAATGGCTCAGGAGTAATAGACACTGAATTATCTATGTCGCATGTATACATTTTTACAATGTCACCAACAATTTGCATTGCAGTTAATTTTCCTTTTATCTGACAATCCTCATTAATTACAACATTGTTTAATTGTCCTGAATTTGCATAAATATTACCTGACACATTGGCCCGTCTTGCGTTTAGTGTGCCGTCTTCTAATAGCTCAAATGTAGGCGGATTCCCCGCACTAATTACACTACCTGAAACCATTTTGCCGCCAGTTATTAGGGGTGCTTTAATTTCAGTACCTGCAATTAATCTATCACCTCGCATAGTACCTGTTGCAATTAAATCGCCATCCAAAAACAGTGCCGGCTCAATCCATTGAGCGCCGTTGTATAATCTAGCCTCAGAATGAGAAACTTTACCTGCACCGTCTAATGAGTAAATAATCAAAGTGGTATCCCGCGCCGGATAAAACCCGAATTCACGATAGAACATTTGAGTAGCATCATCATTATTAACGGGGAATTTACCGTCATGCGTTTGAATTCTAAATAGTCCTCCGGCACCGTTTTCGGCAATTAGCGTTCGGGTATTAGCGATAAACATTTCGGAACGCCCTACAACATTAATAGAGTTAACCCCATACCAATATTCAGTATCAGGTTGACAGTCAACATCGGTCAGTGTCATAGCTCGACCCAGATAATTAACCTGATTTTCGACCTCTTCTCGTGTCATCCCTTTGTAGATTTCAAATTGTGTGCCCAGGCTCGATATAGCCGTCATTACTGGACGAATTGAAACGTTAAACGCGCTTGGTGTTAATACTAGCCCAGATGGTTTAGCCGGTGGCAAAATAGAAAAAGCAATCGTGGCTTCATCACCCAACCGCCCATCTTCTGCTACCCCTCTAACCGTTGCATTAAATTTGCCTTGTTGCAGGCCTGATAAATAATACTCAGTATCCTTGACCGTTTCACGACTAACCAAATTATCATCACGATAGATTTTTATTTCAAATTTCAGGTCATGAATCGTTCGTGGTGTTGACCATGATAAGCGTGTTTGGTATAAATCAGATTCAGGAATAACTTCAGCTTGTAGTTGCTCTACAGGTGGAATTGACCAACCAAAAATAGAGCCGCTTTCCGCTTCGAATTTAGCCCCATTATCTACTATCGCCTCTTTTTGTGGTTCATGTTGTAGCGCTGTAATTGAATAAGTTCCGTCATCATTTTCAGTGATGGTTAATGCTTTATGTAGTTTAGGCTTTATTTTGTTGTCGTATAGTGCCCACACTGAATATTCATCGAGATTAACTGATTCAGATAGCACGATTTGGTTTGGTGCGGTTTGCGCCTGAATTTTAATTTTGCGTAGTTGGGCATCAGTATCTGTAACACTGAGATAGGCATTTTTCATATTTTTAATGTTAATATCTCTATCTAGCGTGACAGTGCCATCGACAAAATTTAAAACTCGCCCCCCAATTGTCGTTCCAGCAAAATCGTTATCTGCTATGCCAATAATATCACCCGGAAAATGACGGATACCTTCACGCCCAATTGCAAATGTAACCGTTTGCGTTTCGAGCTTTTCAGTTTGAATTAGCCACCTGCCAACTCTATGTGCTTGACTTCTTGATGTACAACCAAACGCATCAATTTTTGCTACATTCAGCCCAAAGCGTTTAATCAAATCATCATCAGCAACATATTCGGTTGTCGTCTCCCAATTATTATTAGGGTCAACATAACGTATGTGCGCTGCCGTGTGCCTTGATTTTTGCGCCGCTGACGTGTAATTAAATATCCCTTCTACTACGTTTGCATTTGTATAAATCGCAACAGGGTCGTGCGGTCTATCCATGATTGCTGTGTATTGCGTTCCATTCCATATTGGCAGCGCACGAAATACTGCGCATAAATCATGAATGACATCATACGCGTGTCGTTGCTCTGTAATGTAACAGTTACATGTAAATCTTGGCTCTTTACCACCAAAACCGTCATCAACCAACTGGTCACAATACTGAGCGATAGTGTATAACGCAAATTTATCGACAACAAATTGACGGATGCGATTACCCATACCATAACGTTCATTAGTTAAAATATCGTAATATATCCATGCTGGATTATTGGTCCAAGCAAGCTTGAAATTACCCGACCAAAAACCTTTATACTCTCTCAATTCGGGGTCGTAGTTATCAGGGACTTTAACTATCACCCCTTTAATTAAATAATTTCGCCGAGGTACACCATTGAATTGTTCTGAGTCAAACTTTAAGCCAACTACCGCAGTGTTGGGATAAGAAAACTTAGTATCGTATATTTCAGTATATGAACTCCACATTGTATTATTAACCAGTAGTGATGACGTACTATCCGGTGTCAGACGAATAACCCGAATATTGAAAGGAGGTTTAGGCAAATCATCCAAAATCACTGAAGTTAAATATTGAGAACGTGTTTTTTTATTAATTAACTTGATATTTTTTACTGATTTCCATGCGTTACCTACGCCAAGTTGTATTTCCATTGATACAGAAGTACGATTAATATTACCTTTTTTATCAGTTGAACTTAATGATTGAACACCTACAGTAACTCGCACCCTATCAACATTAGGATCAGTAATCGTCCTAACAATTGGCGTTGCTGCTTTAACTTCTAAATTAACTGGTATTTCATTTTCAGTGGCAGGAAAACCTGATAAAGGCTCTTGAGTTTGTGTCCCCGCAGTCCATTCAATTTCAACGCCTTTAAAATTATAGGAACCGTCCGGAGCTTGAATAGGTGTATTATTTAAAAAAACACTTTGCAATCCATTTGCCGGGCCTTCAATTTGACCTTCACATAATAAGTCAATAATACTAAGCTGCTGATGTGATTTAAGATTATCTCTGGCTTCGGTTGGTGTTTTTGCTTTTTTCGATCCTTTACCCATTATTGTACCCCATCATAACTTGCTTATTGGCTTTTTAATTGGTTTTTTAATTGGTTTTTCTTCAGGAGAATCGTCTAAAGTATTCAACCCTTGTGATAGCACTTTTGAACCAATTTTAATTAATCCAAAACACAAAGGAACTGGCGCGCCCTGTGCTATCGTGTTGTCCAGATTAGAAAAATAAGTATTTTTATTGGTGCCGCCGTCAGCCGATTTGTCCGTTTTTGGTAATTTGGTTAACATCATGGCCACACCGCCAATCATTAAGCCCAAGCCTGCCGCCATTAACGGATAACCCACTGGAGTCCAACAAAAGATTGCCCCAACAACGAACATCACCGCACCAGCGATAAAGCTGAATGCTCCACTCTTTGCACCTGCTGTTTTTGGTACGATATGAATAACAGCGTCCTGAGGTATTCGACTATGTAGACCAAACTGTAAATTGTCCTCGTTCATATCCACGCCGTTAATTCGTACCCGAAAATAACCATCCATAATCTGCCTTTTTAAGCCTTTTATCTGACAATACAAGCCATTCAATGCTTCCGCCGCTGTTTCAACGCTCATATTGAACTTATCGCCATATTGTTTAAGATTGCCGTAAAACCTGACAATTGCCATTTCTTATGCCTCCAGATTGAATGCGTGTATTTAAGCCAAAAGCCATCGTATAAATCTCTTTTCGATAAGCGATTTGGGCAGTGATGTAAGATAAGTTGATTACCAATATAGATAGCTGCGTGATTAGGAATTGTTGAGCCAAGACAAACAAGAATGACATCGCCTTCCTGAAAATCTTTAACACATTCAAATCCGTTTTCAGGTAATAAATCTAAGTAAAGATTTTGTCCGTTATGCCACCAGTCATCTTGTCGCTCATAGTCGGGTAAATCGATGCCTGTTAACATATAAGCGTCACGTACTAGCGTTAAACAGTCGGTTTCACCATGTTTAAATTCGCGACCTATTAATGGTTTGATATATCTGAATTTATGGATTTTGTTATCGCAAACTAACCACCAGTTAACAGCGGTTTGTTGTTGGTAAAATTGATCGGCTTCGCTGAGTATCGGTAACCCGTTTGGGTGAGAATGCACTATAGCGGTTATTGTTCCCTGTTTCTCAGCATTTATCCAATCGTCCGTTGAAATTTCGAATGTTTCGGTTGATGTCGGTGAGGTGTTGTTACATGGTAGATAAGTTTTATTATTAATAACAAATCCGCAGCATTCATCCTCACCGCATTGCTTAGCGTGATATAAAATTTGTGTTTTCATAATTAATTAAGAGAGTTTTGCGGCAGTTGGAAAACCACCAAAGGGAAGAATACCGTGTTGGCCAAAACGAAGTTTACAGCCATTCAGGCAACGGCTACATTTATCTTTAGTAATATCGTTTGTGGGGTTATCAAATTCATCAGCTATTGCGTCACCCGTATAACCGCACTCTGATGAACGATATATCCAACTGCACGTATTAGCAATAATCACACGAGCAGGAATTAATGCACCGTCCGACTCGCAAGGTAATGCTAATTCAAACGTAACAACCATAGCGTTTTGTTGTTTGACTTGTTCGATAACATAATTTGAAACGATTTCACAAAATGGATCGGCATATTGATTACCGTTCTCGAAGTTAACAGCGTCTAAATATTTAACTGGCACTTCGTGACGTGTGACAACTGCGCCAAGCAGACCGTCAAAATCAGCGATTAAGCCTGTGATAAAGCCCATTGCATTGCTAACGCTCATTGTCGGACGATTGCTAACGCCTTGCCCGTTCCTCTCAAACCCCTCAACTTTTATTGGGTATGGTTCATAGATATTACCTTGCCATGTTACTTGTCGCCGAAGCTCATTTAATCCATTATGAAAGCGAAATATCGTTTTATTACCTACAATTTTAGTTAAATCCACTTCATATAAATCAATGATCGCATCTTGCTCTATCTTTGTTATATCAAGTAGTATTTTTTTTGGTATCATGCGACTACCTCCACGAAAGTTGCTGTGATCGTTTTTGCTGCGCCATTTGGCGTCGGATTCCAAGAACGACAGACAACCGTTACAAGTCGATGTCTATTTGGCTCTCGCCACAGAAATGCTTTTACAGCATTGTGACGAGTTAAAAAATCCTCAATTAAGTCTATTTCATCAGTTAACCCAACAAACGTAACGCTATATGAGCGCAGATCATTATGGATACCGTCTTTTTGTCGTTCTTCGTATTGGTCACCAAATTTAATGACTCTTACTTTCGGAGCTACCGAAACGTTAGAACTGTTTTGAGGTCTCCAGTGGAATGTTTCCATATTTTCTCCAGACAATAAAAAACCCGCCGAAGCGGGTTTGATTAATTTGATTTATTAGTTAATAGGTGATTATTTTATCCTAGTACAAACTCTTTCTCTTTTGGTTTTTGTTTTTGTTTTTGTCACGTCTCCTTTCTCATTTGAGCAAGTAAAAAACGTTTCCATTTCAAAAGTAAATTTGTTACTTGAATTTTTTATTAGACTTCTATTTATGGTGTGTTCACAATAACCTTGTTTACCTTCTATAGTTGGATTTTTATAAATTTTATCTAGGTCAACTTCAACAACCTCATTGCTAGGCAATTTTACCATTAAAACACCATCAACGATTTTATAGGTGTGTTTAAATTGCTCGCTGCTTTCTAAAGAATAGTCATCATATTCTTTTAATTTTGAATCGTACTTGCTTTCATATTTGTCATTATTACAATCCCACTTGCCAACAAGATATTCATTTGTAACTTTATCGTTACCACAGCCAGTTAAAAACAAACCAATTAGTCCAACTAAAAATATTCTTTTCATATCCTCAATCCTAAATAAAATTTAACTTTATGGTTTTTGTAGTTCACCTGTAGCTATCATTTGTTCTATGCATTCATAGTAGAGTTTATCTAAAAATTGATTTTGTTTCATAGGGTCTTTTTCATTTTCTGCATAATTTAGAATAGAACTTGTTAACTTATCTCCCAATTCTTCTCTAATTCTTGGTATTGCATTTTTCTGGTCTCCTTTTTCATTAAACTCAAATAAAAATTTCCCCAAAACATAATGCTCATGGCAATAAGACGCAATTACTATACCAGTTTTAAACCTTACTTCCGCTAGTTCATCTCCAGCAAAAACAAAAAACGGTAACATCAATATACAAAATAAAATCTTTTTCATACCATCAATCCTTTTGAAATTTTAATTAATGGTATGAAATTTCACCCATTAAATCAACGTCCATATAATACACCACCAGGTCTTTTTTCATTCCTAACCCATAGTTCCAATGCTTTATTAACACTTCTGCCGACGTTCTGTCCATCCTGTTCTGACATTCCGCTATCGCCAATGTTTACAGGTGCGCTAATATTTAAATTTATAACTGAACCACCGCCTCTACCTGATGTTATTTGTCGATTACTCAATACTCGTCCATTTTCGCCCGGTATTAAGTATTGCTTTCCACCTTGCATAAGGATTTCAGGTTTATTATCTTCACCCACTCTATACATTGAACCTGCATATGTTGGACCGCCATTTTTACGCGCGCCAGCAATAGATGCAGCTTTCATTGTTCCTATAGCTGTTAAATATGAAGCTGAGCCGATCGTAGCTGCGGCGCCTTGTGTTGCGATTGATGCGTACATAGCAGCAGGTTGATAAGCCGCTGCTAATGCAACCGCTTCTGCTGCTTGTGTGGCTGCCGTAGTTGCCGATGTAGTTTGAGCAACAATTGAATTTTTAACATATTGCATACCCATTTGAGCAAGAGAGCCAATAGCTTCGTTTAGAATGACATTAGCAAAGTTTTGCGCTGCTTTAGTTAGTGACATTGTGCCTGATAATAACCCTGATATTGTGCTGACCCCACTACTTGCCAAACCCTCAAGAGAAGAAGCTAAAAGCTCGTTAGCATCGCTTTGATTACGCCATATTTCCCATTGGGCATTAATGCGGTTTTGTTCGTATTGACGGCTAGCAGCTTCACGCAATGCAATGGCGTTTTCTTCCGTCAGTAATTTTTGATTTTCAAACTCTTGGATAAGGGCTAATTTCCTAGCATTTTCATTAGCTAGGGCTTGAACAGGGTCAACTTGTGCAACTGCATCATCGGCTTTAGAAACAACGGCTTCTGACTTGATTTTAGCCATGTTAATTTGATGTTGTTGTTCTAATTGTTCAAGTTTAGCGTTGTATTCTTCCTGAGTTTTTATCTCTTCTTTTTTGAACAAAATATCTAACGATTTTTTAGACTTTTTGTAAGAGTCTTCTTCGACTTCAATAGGGCTTTTTAATGCACCTAGTTCCTTATAAGCCTGTGACACTTCAATTAGTTCTTTAAGTCTTGCCGTTTGTTCGGCGGTAACCTTGCCACCCATTTTCTGAGTGATTGATAAAAGTTCAGCTTCAACAGTCATGCCTTTAGCTTCGAGTTTAGCTACTTCTAACTTATCGCTAAGTTCTTTGACTTCTTCTGTGTAGGATTTGGTTGTGCCTTTTGAACTTTTTTGGTTAGTTTTTATCTTGTTGTTTTCAACTGATAATGACCTTAATTGTTCTATTAATGGCTGTAAAGCTTCAACTTGTTCGTTTGTTAACTTAGTGAATTTATCCTGACCTTGTGCGAGCAACATTAAATCTTGACGATACTCATTAGCGCTATCACCGAGTGCAGAATAAAGACCATCTAAAATAAATGCCGCTTCACTATTATCTTTTGCTTTTAACGTTGCGATATCGAGCTCTTTTGATAAGTTAGCCACTTTTTTATCAATGTTATCTTTTGATGCTTTATCCCAATTTTTTGCTAACTTTTCACTTGCTTCTGATGCCTCATTGGTTTTTTCGATTGCACCGGATTCAATGTCGGAACGAGCTTTTATTGCTTTAGCTAAATTTGTTTCGAGTATTATCAGATCGTTCTTGGATTCTCGATATTTCTTCTCACGTTTATTTAACTCTTCTTGTGAAGTGAACATGCTACTAAAAAAACCTTCTGCCCTCCTCTTATATTGTTCATAATCATCTTTAAGACGGTTAACAACAAATGATTGTAATTTAATACTATCTGTTGTCTCATCAATTTGCACATTCAAACGCGACAATTCAAGCTGCTTTTGTTCATCATTCAATGATTTATATTTTTCTCTAAGTTCATCTATTTTGTCGCCGAGCTCTAATGATTTTTGTTTTGCTTCATCGATTTTGCTCGACCATGTCATTAATGCACCAGCAGCTATTAGCAATATTCCAGCGGGGCCACCTAATAAAGACATTGCCCCTTTTAAACCATTAGCAGCAAAGGTTGATAATTTTGTTGCAGATGCTAACCTTGCTTGAGCTGCCGTTTCTTTATCTACTAATAAAGTTCTTTCTTTTTCGATGTTATTAAGTTGTTTTTCAATGGCTGCCAATTGAATTTTTGATGTAGTAACCTCTTTTAAAGCAATTAACTGATTTCTACGAGACGTTAATGCTTTGCCTTCTATTTCAATTGTCCTTAGCTCTTCTTTCGCTAGATTCCGTTCTGATGTTGCAAGTCTAATATTTTCAATAACTTTTTCAGCACTTTTCTTAGTTGCATTAGCTAACGATGTAATGTATTTGCCCGCATAAATTGCAGCTAAAGCACCAATACCGGTCACTAAGACATCGACGTGTTGAGACATTACGATTAACGAATCAACGAGTAATTTAGTTGCACCTGTTGAGTTATTGAGTTCCCCAAAGTATTTTTTAAGATTGTTGGTAACGCGATTAAGTCCATCGGTTACCGTATTGCGCATGTTATCAGCAAGTGCAGCGGTTTCTTCTTGCGCATTGATCATAGCTTCAGTAAATTTCTCCATAGATAATTTACCCTCAGAAGCCATTTGTCTAACCTCTGTTTCGGTTTTATTTAACTGTTTCCCAAGTGTCTTAAGAATACTTGGCATCGCATTAAAGACAGTCATTGCTTCAATGCCTGCAAGTTTACCTTTCATCTGCGCTTTGGTTAATGCGTTTGTAGCTGATTCTGCACTCAGTGAATTTGTTTTATTAATGGTCATCAAGTTAGAAAGCGTATCAATATAAGATAATGTGCCTTGCGTACTATAACCAAGTTCTTTCATTGAGTTAGACAAACGAATATATAGCTCTGCCGATTCCTCAATTTTTCGGCCATTACGATCGGAAGTAACTAAAAGTTGGTCCAAAATATCTTTTGTTTGTGATGCTGTTGCGCCAGTGTTTTGTATTCTATCTTCTAGCTCGTTCCAACTTTGCGCATATGCAATAACTGTACTTGATACTAGTGCAGCCGAAACAGCCTTAGCAATAGTAGCTAGTTTACCTAGTGAATTACCTGCACTTTTAGCGGAAGATTCTAGTTTATCAATACCTTTAGAGGCTTTAACGCCATTATTACTTAGTTCGTTCAATTCTTGCTGAACTCTTTTTGAGTTTTCTAATAGTTCCTTCATTTCAATTGAAACTGTATAAGTAATATTATTTTCTGTATATTGAGCCATTTTTCACCTTTGAATCAACCTGTTAGCGCCGCTTTTGCCAGTCGTTCCCTTCGTCGTTTCTCATAATCTTCTATTACTTGGTCATATTCTTCTCTTGTAAATCCGTCTTTATCCGGATATTTATTTGCCATTAGCATTATGTATTCGGTCATTGTGAGTTTTTTTGCTTCATCTAATGACAATCCAAGATGAACTCTTGCATTATTGATATAGTCGGTAATCTTAAATTCTGATGAGTAGGATTTATTTTCGTTTCGCTGTGATATTCTGACTTTCGCTCGTCCAGCCACACCATAATCAAGCAAATTTCTCGCCAACATCAATATTTTTTGCTGTTGAAGCAGCCCCTTTTTCTTTCTGTCACCAATAAGCACGGTAATATCATCAGGGCAACAGCAGATTAATACTTGTTTAGATGCTTCTAACTGTGCTAATAGCTTTTCTCCAACATACTTAAGTAAATATTCTGTAGGCTCTTTAAAGCGCGTTATTGCTTCGTAGGCTTGATTAGAAAGAAGAACAGCATAGGTATTAATTATTTCTGATGGCTCACCGAGCTTAGATAAGTTTTCAAATGAGGGAGTAAAAACATAATCAATTTTCTTAGTGCTTAATGCTCCATTTTTCTTAATTGAAATAACCATTTCGCCTATGTCTGTTCTAATCATATTTAATTCACCAATTCAACTTTTACGGTTTTACCTGATGCCACTTTAAATTCAGCAGAACATGTGTATAAATCGTTAGTGCCACCATTTGAACTAAACGCAGTAATAACCATAAAAGCAGTTAACATACTACCACCTTGATTGAATCGAACCCATAGCGCAGGTTGCTGTTTTGCAGAAACCTTATCAACAATAAATTTAAACATTTTATGAAAACCAAATTCGTTTTCAGCATCTTTCTTGCGAACCTCACCTTCAAAGCTATTTGTTAAATCCATGTTAGTTACAATTGTTTCGACAAAACCACCTTGGTCGTCAGCGTCACTTGTAACTGAGTTAGGACTTAAATCCATACCTTTAGATGTGCCAGCCATAAATCGTACCCAATCTGCTTCTTGTGGTAGCGTGTTAGGATTGCCCGATGCTAACTCTAAAACTACAGCACCACCAAATAGCTTTTCGTTTAAGCCTGTGTTTGTATCTGCTTGAGTTAAAATCTCTTCTTTTGCCATTTTTTTCTCCAGACATAAAAAAGCCCTCACTAGGAGGGCTATAAATTGTTTTTTAACTATTAACCGAACTTACAGGAAATCAATATCCTATAAACTAATCTATCGTCATCTGTTGTTACAGGGGCAGGAATAGCGCCCACTACTTGAATAAGTCCTGTGCTATCCGTGTAAGGGTTACTTTTGATGTAATCAGTAATTGCTGTTACATCATTATCTATCGTTTCAATGTCATTAATTGCGCCGATTAGGTCAACTAATGTGTGATACTCATTACCTAACTCAGTTTTGAGTATCGAACCACCATTAGGACGGAAAACGATATATTTACCGCCCTTTTTCTTGGTTTCGCGCCACTTTAGATACTGAACTTCAAAGTTGTTTAATAACTCAGCATTTTTGAGATATTCGGCTACTCGCTTGTACATTTTCACAATTTCATCTCCCTGAGAATGGCTTGGTCGATAGTTGCTCGCTCGTCCTCAAATCCTTTATACAGGAATTCTTTTTGAGCGGTTGCCCGTCTGAACTTCATCGGGTAATTAGGGTCATGAACATATACTGCATAATTAGCTGAATACCCAACGCGACCAGTTATACGGCTACCATTAACAAACATTTCGCGATATTGGCTATTAATTAACATTGAGGTGTCAATAGGTGTGTAAAGGGCTGCGCGAACACCGCCAATTAAGATGGCTGAATTGATGGCCCTTACAGCCTTTCGCCCTTGAATGTCATTAATAATCGCGTTCAATTGGCTAATGTTTTCCTTAACACCACTGGCTTTAATGCCCATATTAAACCCCTGTTATCAGTGCATAATCATCCGCTAATCGCTCGAATGTGTCGGCATAGCGAATAATATGCTTAATTTCATCCGCGCCAGTTTCTATTGGGTCAAGCTCTGTGAATTTACCAATCAAGACAAAATCACCTTCACTAGCTAAAGCGTATTCAGTCCAAAAAGTGTTTTTAATAACAAATCCCCTCCCGATGTCGCCCATCTTAGCAGCAGAATCGAGCCCATAATCGCAATAAATTAGCTCTGGTGGATGAAAGGTTTTAGTGCCATACTCATTCTCACCAGAAACACGCCAAATCGTTGCTATAGCTGTATATGCCCAGTTAGCAGCACTACTCATTACGACCCCCAACAACAGCAAAGAAGCCAACGCGATCGCTTTCCAACGGCAAATCCGACAGACAATTATTTTTATCCCATGCACGAATTTGAGTTAATAGATGGTCCATGCCATTGTTATCGTATGCAAATGAACGACTAGCGCCACTTGGTGAGCCCTGTGATGATATTTTCCTTGCGCCAGACAATGAAGCCAATCTCGCAACAGCATATAACGACAATAACTTGGCCGTGACATCGCCGTATTGAGATAAACAAGCCTCACGTTTACCGACTTGTTCAATTAATAGCTCTAATACTGAATCAGGAATAGAAAAGCCCAACTCAGAGATAAAGGCTTTTGCTTCTGATTTATCTATAAGTTGAGCCATTTATTTACTCCTTTGTTTGACTGGCTTCGTATTCAGCCTTAAGTCGTTCAGCAAACTCTCGCACTTTTTCTCCAGCGCGTTGACCTTCTAATTTATGCTCTGTTGCAAATTCAGCGAGGTCTTTCCCTGATTTATTCGCCAAGTTGAACTCTTTTTCATCCACAATCACAATAAGTGGTTTAACTTCTTCCGTTGTGGTTTTAACAATAGATTCAACTAGTCCAGCTTGAATAAATCGTTCTGCGGTGTCTTTTGACAGATCAATAACCTGCCCCTTTTCAACCTTCTTATAATCAACCATGATATTGGTTGTTAATACTTTAACTTTCATTATTACTCCTTAACTTGATGCGAAAATAACAGAATGATTGCCGTTAATATCAGTCTTGACCATTATTCCAGCAGCCCCCCATGTGCGCCAAACATAGTCAGAGTTATAGTAAAGCCGAGGATCGACAACAGTACCAAACGCTTGCCCAACAATTGGGGCGATAATGCCAGCACCTAAAGGAATAATAAGAATTTGATTGCCTGTTAATTTGCTGTCTTCCTTGATATCTTCGATACCTGAAAGTTTTTTGATTTCTTCTAAAACAGTGCGGATTTGATTGCTATCAAAGTATTGCTCCCAATTCGACATAATTTCAGCAGAAACATACCAGGTTTGTTTAGCATATTGCTTATTAGAAATTTTTAAAGCATCGCGAAGTTTGATGGCTTCATCACGAATTTTGGCTGGGTCTTTGCTTTTAGCAAAATCAAAAGCTAAGGTAACTTGTTGAACTCGTTCATCATGTTTTAAACCTTTCCAAGTTTTCTTATCAAACACAATAAAGTTACCTTCTTCATCTTTGAAACCGTCAAAGATATAATCAACATATTTACGACGGATAATTTTTACTGAGTTTTCTTGCGCATCCGCTAAGGATTGCAATGCCGAACCTTTGCTAAAAATAGGGTCACGCCACTGGAATTTAAAACCGGTATCATGAATCGGCACAATAGTTCCGTCAAAATCATAAGCGGTAGCATTTAATAACGCACCAACTTGACCTGACATAGAAGTATGAGCATCACCGCCACCGCCAGTTTTGCCATATTCATAAACGGATTCGTCAAGGCGAACTGAGCGAGATAGCCCCATTAAGTCATTTAACAAAGTAAATTCAGTATTTGGCTCAAACTCTTTTAATACGACTGTGTCGTGCGCTTTATACAATCTACGGATATCATCTACTGCATTAGTTGCATTTAAGTCGCCATTTTCACCGTTGATTTTTCGACTTTGCTTAATAAAATCGGTAAATGCTTGTACACCTTCATTACGCGCAGCAGTTAATGCAGCAAATTGTGCATTTTGAATCTCTGTATACCCGCGTTTTTCAGCTTCTTTTTTAGAAAAATAAAACATTAATTAATTCTCCTTACTTCACTACTACGCGAATTAAATCACCAGTAGTTGCGATAGTGATTGTTTCTTCTGCGAAAAATTGAGATGACGAATCGCCACCAGTTGTTACTTGCCCGTTAGCAATTTTTAAGGCGTCACCTTTTTTATAATCTCCAGCAACAGCAGGAACATTGAAAAAAGTACCTTGTGTCGGATGCATACCTATAACCCAGTCGCCCGCTTCAAGTTTATCTTTTACGCTTTTACAACGTAAATAATCATAGTTAGCAACATACCTAATAGCTGCGTCTGCGCCATCTACGGACGGCTTCACTTGTCCGTTATCAAAGATACAAATCGTACCAGGCATAAAACCAACAGAAGCTTTACCTTCGCGATTTAACATTGGGTTAAGAAATACACCACCTGCATGAATAACTTTTTTAGACATTAAATTTCCCCTTATTCTGGCATGTCACAAATTGATTGATTGCCGTTAGCTGTGTTAAAAGCACTATTAACCGATGCTGATTTTTGGCATTTTGCATATAAAGCCTTTAATGGCTCGCCTTTAAGCTCATTAACCGCTGTTTCAGACATATCAAATGCAGTTTTTACGGCTTCACGCATGGTTTTTTCTTCGGCTTCGACTGATTTATTAACAACTTTTGACATTTCATCAAAACGGTTATTAACAGTAGTTACAAAATTCGCAAACCATTCAGGAACTTGAGCATTAGTGGTTTTTTCCTTACCCTCTTTCCCCTGCTCGTCCTTTTCTTCCTTTCCTTTTTTCTTTTCGATGGCCTCTTTAGCGGCTTGTTCATTAAATGCAGCCAATAACTGTTCATCATTCAAGCCGTCGGTTTTAATCCCTTTGGCATTTAACGCCTGTAAGATTTTTTCTTTCATTGTTTGATTTTCTCCATTGGTCTTAATTTCGTCATAAACGATTGTTTTTTTAACTTCGACGGCTTCACCGACAAAATTAACTTTCTGATTTTCATCAATTAGATAGGTTTGTTTGAGTTTTTTGTTTTGTGATTCATAGATAAGGTAATTTGGGAATATAGAATCAATGTATAACCACTCCTTACCGTCCACCTTATTTTCATTCAGTTTTTCTGATAACAACCTGTGAACATCACTAAATGAGAGGTCGGAATTACCCGCAAAAAATGATTTAAACTTATTGATAATTCCATTGTTTGTATAATTAGCAGCATCAATCAAATTGGCATTTTCAATCTGGTATTCACCATCGGAATTAACAAACATACCCACGCCATCATTAGGTGTTGCTGCACCTTGTTCGTTTAACAGGATTGCTACATGGTCAAACTGCATATTTGTAGCGACCCAGTTATAAGCTTTACCTTTTGATTTGCCTGATTGATGCACTTTGTTAAGAATTAATCCGGTAGACACATGAATAGGACTGACATCTTCACCATTCACCATGCTTTCAAGTCGTTCTAAAAGCTGTTTTCCTTTCTCATGGTTTTTGGCAAATTCAATATCCACATAACAATCAAGCAACACCTTGTCATTATCTTTATGAACATTTTCAGCCCATGCACCACCGTAATATTCATTAATAGCCTTAGCATTGCTCGCCGACACGAATTGGCCATTAACTTTAGGATGTCCTATTGGCATTAGATTGCCATTTATGGACATATAGCTTTTATCTATTTCGTCTTTCGGATACAAACCATTGTTCATCACTACATCATCAACAACCGGCACAACATCACGAATAATAAAATGTGCTTTATTGTTGATTGTTTCTTTAGTGATTTTTGATGATTTATTAATAACCGAAAGCACGTTAACCGTAACTTTATTCATCAGTTTTTAACCTCTCTTCGAGCCATTCTTCACGCTCCTTACTAAGTTTCTCTATTACAAATTTATTAAAAGGTTCGCCTTTCTCATTAAGCAAAATAGGTATTTGCGAGCAATGACAGTTATAGGCATTACCGCTTTCCTCGTACCAGTTTCTTACTTCTTCAGCAGTTCTTATTCGTCCATCCCAGTAAACATGAGTTAACCGACTAGTTCTTAGCTTTGCTGACATATGTAGTAAGCCAGTTTTCAAGCCTAGTCGTTCAGTTGTCCACTCTGTTTCATTCCAATTAGCCTCACGATATGCCCTTAACTGTTCTGTCTGGGCTAAGGCTTTAGCTCTGGTTAGTGAAACGTCGAGCCGTTTGCTAATGATTTGAGCTGTTTCTCTTGGGTTGATGCCTCTTGCTATAGCACTAGCTAAAACATGGCATAAATCCGCTTTTGCAGCTTCAGTTAATCCCTTCCAGTCGCTGAAAGTTAATAAAAAGGCTTGTTTGATTTGGTTTAGATATGCAGGTCTTGACAATAAAGTTACAAAGGCTGTTTGCTCTGCATAATAAGCGGATTGCTGTGCTAAATTAGTAAATGCTGAGTGAGTACCTCGCTTGTATTCGCTCTCAATTGCCGATAACATCCAAAATTCATCACGCCCACCCTCAAGCAAGTATTCGTCTAATATGTCCTGAGCTATTGCTAATAATGTTTCTAAGTCACTTGGCGATATGTCATAGATATAGTTTGAGTTAGCTTGATAAATCACGCCTTCACGGAAGATAAAACCTTGATTTGTTTCTCGCTCTCGACCAACTAAATATTGGTTAAAAACATCTTTCAGCCTTAATTTAATGTTGTAGTAGCGATTTTCGATATTGCGATAGGTTTTATTAAGTGATTTATAGGATTGGGTGGGGTCTTTCTTATTTCGTGGTATTATCGGACTTTTTATCTTGTCCGTTGTCATCATCTAAAGGATCACCTTCTGGTTTGTCGATTACATCATCCTCAAGCTCTGGCAATGTAGGTAATTCAGCAGCAGCCCTTATTTCATTGGCTTTAATAACTGATGTACCTAAAGCGTTTGTGGTTTTAGTTGCTACGTCCGCCAACTTATTAGCGTTTTCGAGCTTTTCAGCATAACTTGGAGCAAGTAAATCCGACCATGAAACGGTGATTTCTTCATTTTTTGGCGCGTCAATAATGCCAATTTCCCAAAGTCGAGTTATAAGGCTTTCAATCACTGAAGTTAAAAAGCCATTTCGCCTACTCATTTGCGTTTTAGCCCAATCTTTATTGTCCTCTGTTGAGGCTCGTTCGCCTGTTATTTGCCCGATTAAAACTTTTACAGGGATTGGAATGGATGAAGCAAACTTGCTTAATGAGGTGTTGAATGTTGATGACGGGTCAGCAGGTGCAACAGATAAAACACTGACGTTACCGTCTTGCATAATGACCGATGAATCAGTGTTGTTATTTAATCCTCTTACCTGTTCATCTATCGCATCCGCCAGTTTTTCAAGCTCTACGCCATATAGTTTTGCAATCTGGTCTAAAGATGCCTCTTTGCTGAGGTTAAAGTTAAGTTGCCGACTGGCATTTTTAAGAAATCCTTCAGCAGCACCGCCACTTGTTTTTTCCATGTCCAGTGCATCGTTATAGCCTTTCTTGAGAATTGAATAGCCATTAGTTAATAAGCCATCTGGTGCTCGCTCACACAATATGATAATGCGGTCTGGATGAACTTTTAATTCTCTTGATGGTGCTGATGTATTCTCACCTGCTGGCAAGTTCATGTAGCGATACATTTTAGGGTAGCCATAATCCTCACTATTAGGGTCGTCGTCCCATTCGCTCACATCAAGTTGAGCTTCCCAAACAGGAATCAATCTAACTAATCCATATTCTTTTCCACGTTTTAAAGTAGTTTTGTCTATTTCCTCATGCCATTGCTTATTATCTTTTACCTGAATTAATATCGCAGAATACCGACCAATTAAACCTCGTTTGTCGGCTTCTTTAATAACTGGAAAATATTTTTTTAAGATTTTAGCTGTTTTTTTATCCCAACTACTGACACCTTCAGCATCTTTCTCTTTGTCGCCCTCAAATATTTCGGGGTAATCTTCCCAGCAGCCGTTAACCATTCTATCAACCGCAGCACCTGCAATTGAGTTGCGTTCATACATGTTATAAAAATGGTCAAAAGTTAAATTTCTAGGGTATCCGAACTCCTCATAAATTCGGTCACGCTTGGTATTACCCAAAGCACCTTGATTTAAGTATGCCATTCGTTGCTGTGCTGCTTGCCTTTGGGCTAACGATTGGTTAACAGCTAATGCATGATTAACAGCTAATTGTAATTGTGTGGTCATGTTTACCTACTTTTAACTAATACGCCAAGTACGTTGCTTTGTTTAATATAACCATCCAAGCCGTACCTAATGGCATCCCAACAGTGGTTGTTTTTATCTTCAATGATTGGCAGGACTTCATTTGTGATGCGGTCTGTTTTGTAGCTATATAACCTAGCTTCTTCTGCTGTGTGTTTACAGCGAGGATGGATGATGATTTTCTTAAATCCGCGTAAGCATGTGATGCCGTCCTCTACGCTGCCTTGCCATTTCTTAGCTGCTGAGGTGTTGAAGCCTTTGCGCTTAATGTGACTGATTGTTTCAGGTCTTGAACAGTCGCCTTTAATTGGCCATTTCCTTGCTTCTGGTACTGAATCATAAAAAGCCGGCATTTCATCAAGTTCTACATGTACCCCATAAGCTTCGTACTCAATATACAAACAGTTATCAAGCATAAAGAATCGAACCAATGTATTAGGGTCATTAGCAAAGCCGAAGTCAGCGCCAAACAATAAGCGGTCAGCTTTTTTGTAAAGATTGTCGTCAAATTCCTCAACCTTATAGCAACCACTTAAGACTTGTTTATCTGAGTTTTCAAGATAAGCGCCTTCCCAAATCCAAGCATAAGAAGCATAGTCCAACCTTTCTAAGTCGTCTAATCTCTCTTGTTCCAGAACATCAGGGAAAAATGGGTTATCGTTGTAATTCATCTCAACAATAATCGATTTTGATGGCGGGGTTTTCCTGAATCGTTTATCTGTTGGACTTCCATCTATCTCAGGGTTCCATGTTACCCATATTTCGGAATTTTCCTCACGAACAGTAGGAGTTAGTTTTTTCCATGCTATTTCTGTAACATTTTCTGCTTCATCAACCCAACACAATAAGATTCTAGCTTTTGATTTGATGCTATCGAGATTGTGACGTAAACCACTAAATACATATGAAACTAATCTATTTTTAGTTCTGATGTAGTTTTCACCAATATCATAATAATCGTTAAGCCAATCAATCGAGCGGATAGCTTGTTTAACTTCTTCCATTGATGAATCGGCTAATGAGTTCATAAACTCACGAGCACAAAGTATTACACCACTAGCCCCTGATTCTGCGAATTTATAACCATTGATAGCTGTCATTAATGCAAATGTACGGGTTTTTGCACTGCCCCGCCCACCATGCGCGCCCCGATATCTCATGTTTTCGGCATCAAAAACCGGTATCAATTTGGGGGGTAATTCAATTTTTTCTGTTAACATACAAGCTATTCTCTCGGTTGCGCGGCCACTAGCTCAATGCGAATAGGTTTCATGTCACCTGTTCCGTCCCCAACCTTTAACTTATCAAGTTCTAACCGCTTTCTCTCTGCATCTAATGACATTTGAACAAGTGAAGCTCTTCGAGTTTCTAGCGATTCAATTCTTGCGGTTAATCTGTCGATGATTGACATATAATCTCGACGCTTAAATTGTTTAACAGTAATTAGTTCTTCATCGTCAGGTATTCCACCGATTAAGGCTGGTGATTCCGTGTAAGCTTCAAGCTCAAGCTTGTCTATCTGTTCTTGCTGTTCCGCTTCAGCTTTTAATGCTCTCATTAAGCGAATTTTTGTTAATCTAAGCTCGTCATCTAATGAACCTAGTTCAAGCTCTGTTGATAGCTGTTTTTCTTCATCTGTGAAAAATTGAGAGTAAATATTGCCATCTTTAACAGCATTTTTATTTTTTTGGGGAGCGCCACCATTTTTGCTCGCTCCGCCATGAAGCCTACATCTATTTTTCCCAGCTAATGGGCTTCTTTTACATGTCCCGCCATTGCGGGTTTTTGCCCCGCATAACGACATAAAAAATCCTCTTCATGGGGTTTGTTTTTCAAATGAACTATTTCCTAGCGGTTGCGGACATCTGCGCTTTTCTTACTGCCGCTGCCATTCTGTTATCATAATCATCCCAAGATTTAGCATATTTCCTCATATAACCTCCTATTTTTAGACATAAAAAAAGCCACATAAAGTGGCTCAATAATTTAATTATTTGTTACATTACAAGTTTTTGATAATCTTTATCTATTTTATCACTAATTTGATATTTCATTTGAGCGTCTTCAAGCTCAATGCCAAGCTCTTTAGCAACTCGCTCCCCATCCAAATACTTATCACCGAACTGAATTAAATTTAATTTCCGCAAAAACTCTTCTTTCTGACCTCTAGTTGTGAAACATAGAGCAACCCAATATTCGCTATCAGTTGTTAAATCTAATCTATTATTTTCTGACTCCACGCGCTTCCTAAATGCAGCTTGTAATTCTGTTAAATCATTTTTTGAATCTGTTTCAACATCACCTGTCAGCTCTGGTGATGTGTAGTACTGCTCCTTTTTTGCTCTCCTGCGAGCTAACGCCTGCTTGGCATTAACCGCTTTCAATTTAGTTTTTTCTTTTAATAATTCTTTCTCTTCTTTAGTTAATTTAGCCATTTAACTGCCTCTCATATCTAAAAATTTCTAACTCAACCATTGGAAACCACTCAAGAACTTTTTTATAGTCATTTGGTAGATGTTTTTTTAATGGTAATAAAAATCTTAAATCAATACCATCAAATGAGCGTCCCCAAATTTTATAATCAATAGGTAGTTTTACTTGATGTTTATTAAAGCAATCCAACAAATCCCTTTTTTTCCAATCCCAAATTGGATGATATTTAACTTGATTATAGCTAATAGAACCATATGTTGATATTGCAATTCTCCGCATTGGACTATCTGCGGCTCTCACGCCATCAGCAACCAACGTATCGCTTTTCAAATTAAATTTATCGCACATGGCTTGCTGGATATTTACATAATCATGCATTGGAAGTCTAGCTTGCTCAATGCATAAACATCTTTCTGGAGGCTGAAAAACTTTATAGTTTATCCATCTGTGCAATGATGGATGAGGCAATCGAGTTATTTTCACTCCAAAAAAACGCTCATAATAATCTAATGATTCATTAACGAACTCTAAATCTGGGATTGAATACAAATAATACGGGATAACCTCATCAAAATGGTCGCGAATTGCCAGCCAAGTAGCCAGAGCATCTTTACCAGTTGAAAACGCCAGTAAAGTTTTGTTTTGCCTTTTCCTAACCTCTTGAATTGTCTCAATCCCACTCAAAGGATTTGCCATTTATAGCCTCCTGTTGTAAAATAGCTCTTATGTAACATAACATATCATCTTAAAGATTATAATGCAAGAAAATCTTTCACAAAAAGAACAATTAAATTTGCTACTAAAAAACGCCCAACTCACACGAGCTGAATTAGCTAGAATTGCAGGAGTATTACCAAATCAGGTTAGCAGATGGAATGGTAAAGCCCCATTGCCTAAAATTGTGATTGAGTATCTTAAATTGAGATCTGAAAACTTGGCGCTTAAAGATGAAAATACCGAATTAAAAACTAAACTCATTAAATTGTTAGATAAGATTTAATCATTGTTTCAATATCATTATATCTTGATATGAACAGCACTTGTTTACTGGTTTTTTAGTTTCAAGTATTTCACACCCATTAAAGATATTACTGAAAGTGCAGTTACTAGCGTTTACTAAATCTGCTATTTCACTTTTACCGCTCGTAAAGTATATGAATGGTGGTTTCATAAGGTCAAATAACTTTATCTGGTCTAATAACCCGAAATAATTATCTTTGTGATATCCTTGTTGTGTGTTTATGTATGGTGGGTCTAACACATATAACACTTTGCCAGAATAGTTGTTTTGCATTAATTCAGTAAAGTATTTTCTAACTGTTTTTACATTCTCTAAATAACCTTCACCACTAATCGGATTGAAAGGAACATTGTTATATAACGTTTTTTCATATAACTCATTAATTGAAATTGCATTATTCCCAGAAAATAACAAATAATTAGATAGTGATTGATAATCAACACAGCCACCTAACCCTTTCAAATAATTAATTACTTTTATTTTTGCGTCATTCCCAAGCTTTTCTTTTACCTTATAACCAGCTACCAACTGCAATAAATTTTGTCTTATTTCTTCTGTTTTATTTATATTAGCTAGTCGCTTACTGTAATTATCGTAATCGTTATAAATTACTCGCGCTTTTCTACATGTGTATTTAGCATTGTGAGATAACAGACCTGAACCGCCGAATACATCAACAATAGTCCAGCCTTCGCCATCTCCACATAATTTTTTTAATTGCTCATTAAATAGTTTAATAAAATTCCGTTTTTGTCCCTGAAACGGTAAAGGTGCTTTATTGTACTTCTTCAAAATATACCTTAGATTTGACACAAAAAAACCGCAATTAAGCGGTTTGATAAATTAGTATTTTAAAAGTTAAAACGGAAAGCTATTTACTCCATCTTAAAAACATTCTTTCTAGCCCTTCTACATCATCCAAATCAACATCCTCATAATTTCTACAATTATTACATTGCGGTGAAACTGAATCGTTATGTATGTGATATTTGACATCAGGGTTATTGCAAAACGGACAATGATTAGTATTTCGTTCTGGGTATTTATCTTGTATTGAATAAAAAATTTTAGGGGATTTTAATTTAGTTTTTAATAAGGATGTATTACTCATGAAAGATGTTTCTCTACAAATATTTCTAATTAAATTGAAGATATTTTTTTGTAATACCATGAACGGTATCTGTAACGGTTTTAGTTCCTATTACGTTTTCGAGCATTTTACCTATGATTTTATCTGCAACAAAATCAACATTATCATCAATTGAGAAGACGTCTCCAAATTCTTTATCATCTATTACTAAAAATATTCTCAAGAATTCACTTGAATGCGTTGAGCTAATACAGACTTCGCGCGCATTGTTATTTACGCCTAAATCACCTAGCTTGTTTATAACCATATAAATTAAAGAATTGTATTTGTCAGTATCAACGCTCATCTTTGCCATTTGCCTTTATGTCCAACTTTAAATATGATTTATTGTACCATGAATAACTTTAACTTAAAGTTAAGGTCATTGTTTAAGTGCATTTGATTAAATATGCAGTTTTTAAGTTTGGTACCACGCAAATTTTTATACTTTATGCGATAAAAGTGAATAGTTATTTAAAATTGGCTGAGTGATTTTTCATTCAGTCGCGCTAACACTCAGCCGATGCGCTTTTTTATTCATTAGCAATTTGCTTGATAGCCCTTTTATCGGTATTACATTTTTCAATGACATTTAATAAATGCTCGTTATATTTAAGGCTCTCACCAAATGTCATTGATTTAGGTGGTAACTGTGGAAGGCAATCACTTAATAGATTGACTGGTATCGGTTGACTCACGTAAATTTTTCGCTCGGTTGTACAAGCTGGCAGAAACAGACATAGGCACAAACCGATTAGCGCAATCATTATCTTTGAGTAGCTCATTCATATGCTCCTGTCTTTCCTGTGATTGGTTTTCTAGCTTAACTTTTTCTTGTTCGTTATTAGCGACAATTTGATTATCAGATTCAGCTTTCTGTTTAATTTGATAAATTTCGGTTTTTAACTTGGTTATTTCATCTTTAGCTAGTCTTTCATCTTGCCAACAATTGAAAGCGAAGTAGATAGCAAAGGCGGTAATAACAGCTAAAGGTATCGGCAATAGCTTATAAATGAGCTTTAATTTATCGATCATAACGCACCATAATTATTTTTGATGTTTACCTTCAACACCGCGACGTAATCTGTTAATTGTTCGCTGTTGTAACCAATGAAGCGATTCTTCAAGTTTAGTTAACGCAATCGCATTTTCACGACAAGCAAATTCGCCGGCTTGAAAACAACGTAATCGATCTATAACAATTGTTAATAATGCTTCTTGTGTGACGCCGTTAACACCATTTTCCGGAATGGTTCCGTTTTGGAAAAGTACTACCAATCGACTAAATTTAGAGTCATAGCCATCTTTATCCGTATGTGATGTGTTAGTGCTAGTATCGAACCCCGTAATTTCATAACGATGATGTGCGCCCCCCGCGCCTTTTTCATCTACTACAGTGATTTGTAAATCGTTATCGCCACTTGTGATAATGTGATCATTTAACTTTCGCATTTTAAATCCTCTCTTATTAATTGTTTTTTAAATTTCAATATGTGCTTGATATCTATCCATCATACTAGACCACTCTTATAAACCGTCTTACCGCCCTGTTTTACCGCTGTTAAAACTAGTTGACGATTGCAAGTTGGACTAAAGCCGATATGTACCCATTGATTATGCTCTTGAATGAGTTTGTCGAACTGGACGCCTGCATCAATTAATCGTTGACATATTTCTTTAGGTGTACCGTATGATGAATGGAAATCCACAGCTAATCCTTTAGTATGGGCACTAGTTGATACTCCGCCTACTCGTGCATTTAAAGCCGGACAACGATAACCAGACGTGATATTAATCGCCTTATCTAGTGCTTTTCTGACAGATTCAAGTTTGGTGGCAGTTAATTGCACATTCGGCATTAAGTCGGTCGGCACTGAGTTGTCAATTTTTAAGCTGTCCGCAGTCGTTGAGCGTGTAAATTCTTCTAGCGTAAAATGTTCGGTAAGCTTCATTGTCCATCTCCTTTGGCTTTTTTTATTAATCGTTCTTCCAATGCTTTAATCAAGGTTGCGCCGGACCAACCGGCCAAACCAGCAATACCACCTGCAAACTCAAAAGCCCAATTAAAATAACTGGCGGCAAGTACCACTAAAGCACCAGCAAATGTGGAAATAAATATTTGCGCTATCAACGTTCCTATTCGGAATTGGTCACCGTTCAGAACGTGATAACAGTAGCTAGCTAGTGAGCCAAGCGATGTTATGATGAATAGATAAATGACAACGAACCAGTTGACATTATCAGGGTCTTTTATCGGCATACGTTTAATCTTCATGATGTGCCTCCATTTTTGAGGCTGTTGAAAAAGTGGTAGCGTACTAGCTATTGATTAATAATGTGTGCGTCTAGTATTGCTACCGGTTTGATGTTGAGTGAATACTCAAAATTAGATATAAAAAGACAATCAGCGAAAATATATAGTATTGCGCCATTTGTTAATGCTGATTGTTAAAATTGAACATAAAAAAAACCGACTTTCGTCGGCTTATTTACACTGCTGAGTAACAAACTTATTATCATTACCCTGCGTCTGTTTGATTTGCTGATTTCGCTCGCATTCCCAAGCATTTGGTGGGTACATCTTATCCCACGCTTGCATTAGCTTATATTCAGATTTTGATAAGTTGATATTGTATTTATCTGACATATAGAAATAAGTGCGAGCTATAACGCCACGAATTTCGTCGCGAGGTTGAAATTTTCTGTCTTTAAAATCAACTGCTGTTTTACATTGTCCGTATTGTGTGAACTCTTTTGTAAACTGTGAATATCTGAAATTTGACCTATCGCCATTTACTTCGCCAATTGACGGTTGGAGATTGTGCAAATCACCTTCCATTTCATTAAATTTGGTGTCTTTCTTACACTCTTTGCGCCCACCATCTCGCCAACATTGCAGATGTCTACCAAAATTCTCGGCAGGCATTACATGCTCCCACTCAATTCGAGATGCTCTGTTTAAATTCTTTCTTGGCTCGTATCCACATTTAGTGAAATCAACAACGCCCTTTTTATTATTGAATGTAAATTCACAGTCGCAATAAAAAGTTGTTTGCTCTGAATTTGATTTGTATAGCTGAATTAGCTTTGTTTTAGCTGTATTAAAATTTTGTGCTGAGTTAGCAAGAAGAGGAATAAATAAGAGAGTTATAATTAGCTTTTTCATAAGTCCATTTATAGTGTAGCGCAATAAAAAAGCCCGCATTTGCGAGCTTTATATACAATTATTTCATGTTGACATACTTATACCACTTTCATGCTAACATTTCAAGCATTTTTATAAATTAATTTTTTGACTGTGTACAAAAATTATTATTACTGACAGAAAAAAGTTGTGAAATGTAATTAGTATCAACGTATTTTCCAATAACCTCTTTTGAAAAGTTAGATAAACTACCATTTATAACAAATTTAATTTCATCATTAGAGAATGAAATACCAATAAGTTCGTTGGTAAACGCTACTCTAAAAAATAATGTTTCGTTACTGTAATCAAAATAAGCAAATCTCCACGATAGTGAGTTTTTGGTAATTTCGCCAGCAAAGCCTTCACTTCTATAGCTTTTCAGTTTGTTGCTTTTTGTTGCAACCAACGAAATAAAACACTTAATAAATTCTTTTTTATATGACTTATTTAAAAAATCACCATTTGTTAGTGAAAATAATATTTCAATATCATAATCATTAATATCATGTACAAACTCTCTATATTCATCATTTATTAATATATCAATAAATTTTGACTTGATGTTTCTAGCTAATAAATGTGTAATTTCATGATAAAAAAGGACTGCACTAATTAACATGATAACTGTTTTAGTGTTATCACTTGCAGTTAATTCAAACTTAGTACAATATCTGTTTTTGAATAAACATGTTAATACATCAATATAGTTATCGTTAATCCATTTGTTATTTTTAGTCAAAATATTATCAACTACCATATTATCGTAATCAGCATCATATTTTGAAAAATCGAAATTGTAAAAAGATGGGTTTTTATTCATCCAATCAAGAACATAATGATCGTCACTATCTGCACCATTAACAGCAGTTATTGAATATAGTTTACCTTTCAAATTAACATTACCGTTCATTAAACATTTACTAAAAATATCTAATGCACTCATGTTGCAAAATTCGGACTTTGTTTTTAATGTTGCTTTGCTCATTGTTGTTCTCCATTTCCTTACTATGTTTATAGTATATTTCGGACGTCCGAATAAATCAACTATTATTTATATTATTTATAATACTTTTTATGTAACTCATCGATAGCTTCAAAAAACAATGCTTTTTTAGTTTCAAAAATTTTTAATAGATCATTAATTTTAGCGTTACATTCATCATCTAATCGTTGTTTTGGAAAATGCGGTAATGCTGCTCTTTTTAAATCATACGCTCTTTTTTGAGCTTTAATTTTTTCTTTTTTATCTTTTGTTACTTCAGATAATTGCATTTATTATCTCCAAGAAAACTCATTTCTCTATATAGTTGATCTGTTAATTCTGTTTTTTGTTCAATACTGACGCAATCAATTAAAAGCTCTTTGCAAGCATGTGCCACCGTTCCTGTTCCTGCAAACATATCAATAACACTTTTAACATGAAATGAGCCAAGCAAGTCAGTCACAGCTTGTAAGTTTTTAGCATAACCATATTCTTGAAGTCTATTCTTAGATGCGCGAAAAATTGTTGGATAAAAACCTTTAGTGGCAACATCTTTTCTCTGAATAAATGTTCTGTCGAATGCTGATTTAACGCCTTTTTTTCGCATATATATAATTAAATTATGACACGAATGGGGTTGTTGTTTTGAATGTGATTTGGATGGCACAACAGTGTCAAAAATAAAATCAAGAGCAAACTCATAGTCTGTTAGTTTGCAAAATTCAGTATATTGTCTGCATACTGTTATTAACAATAGATGCTCAGCGTTATATTTGCTAATAATTTCGTGTAATTCCTTTCCTTTCATGTCAAACGGCGGATCAGTAAAAATCATATCAGCACTATATGAATAATCTCGCGCATTACCATTTATGATTGTTATCATAGTAATTTTCCGTTATATTTTTTGTAAACATCTAAACACTTTTCAGAATTTAATTTTTTAGCGTCTTTTGCTGTGAAATTGCTTAACCAAAAGTCTTGTGAATTAAAGTGCTCTTTCATAAATGCATTTAAATTTTCGTAATTAATTATTTTATCTGTGATGCATAATTCCATGCTTTTAGCAAACCACTGAGATAAATTTTTGATAACTGAAAACATCAAACCAGCTCCATCTATATTTGGTACTTGTAATTCGTGCTTATGAGCTTCTTGCATCTTTATTCGTTTACGTTCCTCAGCATCACGCTGAATAAATCTGCGTAAACTAGATATCATTACTGTGCGATAACGACCATTATCTTTTTTTACTCGCTGATTTTCTTCATCAATCGCTATAATATGCCCACATTCCGGACATTTTAATTTACTGCAATGAAAAACAAATCCGCACTTAATACAATCAATAAGTTCGTGTTTATAGTCTTTGTTTTTGTATAATGTCCAGTTAATTGGTTCATCCGGCAAACCGTGTCGCACTAAATTATCAGCATGGTCAATGATAATTGCAGGTGTAGGCTTTGGTCGTAAAACACGACCAACCCATTGACGATATGTTCTTATGTTTGTAGTTCTAAGCATTATCAGACATTCAGCCGCGGGAACGTCAAAACCTTCATCAACCATCGCGACATTACATAAAATTTTAACCACACCAAACTTAAAATCGTCAATAATTTTTGTTACTTCAGCCTGTGTCATTTCAGATGATATACATATAGCAGAGCAACCGTTCTCTTTAAATTCTTCAGCAACTAGTTTAGCTTCTTTGATTGATTTACACATAACAATAGCGCGTTTATCTTTAGCTAGTCGCTTATAATATTTGACATATTCTCCGAGTATGAACTTATCTTCAAAAACCTTTTTATTTTCTGGTTCAGTGTAATTGTATTCATGCTTATTAGTACCTCGACGCATAACTGTCATGTAGCACTTAAAGCCACTTAAATAACCATTTGATACTAATGTAGCGACAGAATTTTCTTTAAGTTCTTCGGCTTGTACTATGCAATCAAACAAACCGCCTGATTCACTATCTAAACTGCGACCATCCATTCGCATTGGTGTAGCCGTAAAACCTATGAAGTTAGCAAAAGGAAGTAATCTCTTTAAAATACCCCATTTATTATCATCTAGCGCGTGATGTGCTTCATCAATGATTACAATCCAGTCTTTATCAACATCAAAATGTAATAATTCACGTTTTTTGCGTGATAACAGTGTATCTACGCTTGCTACAAGCTTGTTATTAGAAACAATCAAATTAGTATTTTGATTTAGAGCTGACACAACACATAAATTGCGAGTATGTTTGCTTGCTAGTACATCATGGTCAACGCTCATTTTTGATAATGTTTCACTTGCTTGACGCACTAAAAAATTGCGGTGAGCTAACACGATAAAATTATCATAATGCTTGCATAATTCAGCAATTATTGGGGTTTTCCCAGCTCCAGTGTCTAGCTGCACAATTGGGTTAAGCCCTTTTTCTACAGCTTGCAAAACCTGGTTTAATATATCAGTTTGATAATGACGTAAATTAATCATTATCCATACTCATTTCAGTAAGGTTATTTACTTTTTCATTACGAGTTTGAGTAATTGTTATTCCCCAATCTTTTAAGAAAAATAAATCATTTGTACGTTGTTCATATTCCTTTGCAAATTTTTCAAACTCGGTTAATTTTTTAAAACGATTATCGATCCAAAACTTAGCTGAATTTACATATTTTATGGTTAACAATTTTTCTGCACTTAACTCGCCTAATCTATCTATAATTCTGGATCTGATTGTTTCAGCCCAGTCTTTTTGTTTTTTGGTACCTGTTAATTTTCTTAACCCTAAAAATTCGGCTTTTTGTTGAGCTGCTTCTACACGTTCTGCTTTTTGTTCTTCTGTAAATTTGATAGCTTCTTTGTTTATTTTTTTATCAATACATTCTTGATAAGCAATTTTTTCATCGCCCTTTTTATAGTCTGCTATTTTGCATGAAAAATATTTATTATTCTTAACATCGAAAAAATCAAGCATTCCGAAATCATTATCAACAAAGCATGAACGATACACATCAGATGTACTTAATTCTAATTTGTTTTTACCGTCTGTATACACTGTTTTTTTGTAATCTTTAGCTTCACCTGTTAAAATTGTTAGCTCAACACCATTGGTAAACCAATGGTCTAATAATGCTGTTTTTTCTATGTCAGCATTATCATAAAAATACTTATTTGTTTCATCAGTTGATTCTGCTATTTCATTTATTTTATTTAAATAATTTTTAACTATAGTGTCGGTTTCTGCATCAGCTACTATACTAGAATTACCAGCTAAACCTTTTTGAATAATGTAAGTTCTTTTGATTTTATATAATAATTGATTAGCCATTTTGCACACTCCCTCGCTTAACTATGTTTACATTATATAGCCGGACGTCCGAAAGTCAATCAATTTTTATATATTTTTTATATTATTTAATATCTCTAATTTTTCACCAGTTAACATTGTTAACGCATTAAGATGCCCAATAACATGATTTTCGCCACCTTCCTTTAGTGATTTAATTTTTGCCCTGCCAACCCCTACTTTTTTTGCAATATCAACAACAGATAATGGCTTAATAATATTCTTAGTTTGTTTATTGAAGTCTTTCATACTAATGAGATTGATTACTCCGTCGTGTGCCAGCCTTTCTAATTCTCTGCCATGTCCAGTTGTTGCAACGTAATCCTCAATTGTTAGTACTTCTCCAAAATAAAATAATTTTAGAATTTTATATTGCTCATTACTTTGTTTGTTAACTTTTGACAATGAAATTAAAATAGCGTCAATGATCATTGCGTCTTCATCTGAACAAATCTCTTTATATTGCTTGCTTTGTTCGTTATAAAAATTTGGTGTTTTTTGTTCTGAGTAATAATCTTTTCTTGACCAGTTTCCCCACAATCTAAGCACATCCGTAATATCATAATCAGCTTTAAAGTGAACGCGTGTAACTGGTTTTACTATTTCTTTATGTTCTTCTACTTCAATATATTCTGCTAGCACTATTCACCCCTTAAAATTCCTCAACATCCCAACCGCCGCCATCTTTTTTAGCTTTCTTTTTGATGGCTATAAATTTAAATGGGTATAAATCAGATGCTATTTTTATTTTTACTCGTGCATCATCCATCCAAAACCCTTTTACTTCATGCAATTCGATTTCGTTATTTTTATTCATTACAGCAAAGTCTGGAGTGTAAAAAGTATTATCCGCTAACCTAAATTTCATGCCCTCAAACTTAAACCACAGTATTTCATTAGCTGATTGCAACAGTTTTAAATAATCACTATATTCTTGCTCGGTCTTATTCATTTGCCCTGTTTTTGATCGCCCGAGTGCATACATTGCTTTTCTCATACCTTAAACCCCGATAAAATTAATACTCGTTCTGGTACATCAATACCCTTGTCTAGTAATATTTCAGTTTGCATTCTGTATAAATCCATTTCTGAACCATATTGCCTGACGAAGCGTGCTTTGTTTATATGTATAGCTTCACAGCCATTACCTATTTGATGATGATTACCACAAGGAGCTAAAACCAACCAGTGGGCGTCTGGTTTTGTTCTGCCATCAATATGATGCACGCTCACATAGTCATTAAACCTACCCTCTAGCCAACAAGGCAAACATCCGACATGCTGGCAAATATGATTGTGAAATCTTTTCTGCTCTTTAGTTACTGAGCGACCTTTTAGCATTATTTAAACCTCACCCCACTACCATAGAACTTACCACAAGAGCCTTTAACGTCACTGTTTGCAGTCATTAATGGACGATTACAGACAAATAAATCTAAATCAGTGTTATATAAACACTCTCCGCCGCATTCGGGACATTTAAAACCTGTTTTAATTAGTTTGTGCTTTTTTGGCATGTGCCCCTTGCTCCCGCACACTCATCATAAAACAGCGCAAAAAACGGCGAAAACACTAGGCTGATTAAAAATGAAACGCCACCCGCCATCCCTACAGTTTTATTAAAAAAATCTGCACCACTCCACACATACGCCATAAACATAAAACCCGCTGTAATAAAAATAATCATAAAAATTGTAAAAATTAATGCTTTCATCATGCCACCTTAGATAATTGGTCTTTGTACCAGTCAAAAATTAATAAATCAGATTTTGCGTCCTCACTCCATTTAACATTGTTTTCAGCCCCAAATGAGTACGCTAGTTCTAATAAGTTGCTTAATTCTCTTTTGCTCATAACTCGTGTTGATTGACCTAAAACAATAAAGCCTGTGCTATCAAGATTCGGTACTGTTTTCTGACCTTTAAGCGTTGCTGTAAAAACGTGTTTCCATTCCTCGGGGGTTAATTTCAAACCGTGCCAAATAACTTGCTTAGATATGTCTGTTAATGTTGCCCACATGCGAGCGTTTTGCTCTAAAGTTCTGGTCATTTCTTGAATGCAAACTACTAGCGGATTTTTACTATCTGTCGGCAATGAACGGACAAAATCAATTAAGTTGTTTTTAACTGTTTCGCTAACTAGTTTGAATATTTTCTTTTTTGCCATTACTTAGTAACTCTCCAAAAAGCAACAACCCAGATTATTAGAAGCGACATCAAAACTATTGAATCAGTCATCAAAAACCCCATTTTTAATTCCACTTTGAATAGCCCAGCTCAACCGTTGCAACCAATCAGCCATTTTTCCAGCCACTTCTTTTTTATCGTGAAAAACTGGGAAATCTAACAATTTAACATCTGCTGATAATCTTCCGAATTGGTCTCGGATGATTATAAAATCTTGCTCTAACGTTGTTTTTTTATTGCTATGGCTCAATTCATAAACCCATTTTTTAGTTCTGTTTTGCCGGTCTTTTTTATATTCGACTAATTCAGTTTTTGCGATACTCATTGTTTATCTCCCTTTTTCTAATTCGGCTCGATACAACCATGCAATCAATCCTGAAACAATAAAATCAACATTCTGCTCAAACATCTTTTTAATAAACTCATTACTTTTATAATCTTCAATTCCTATTGGAATTGGAGTAGTCAAAAAAGTTTTAAATTTTTCTACTTCGTTTTCTATCTCTTGCTGTGTTAATTTAGCCATTGGTTAGTCCTTTACTTTTCTGGCAACTAAAATTTCATAATCACCATGAATAATCACCACAGCTTTAAAGTCCTTATTGGCTTTCTCTACTGCTTTAGCCAAACTTCCAGCTAATCGATACTGCTTAAATTTTTTGTCAAATAAATCAAGAATTGATGAAGTTGCACATGACCCAACCAATCCGCACAGTAAAGTAAAATTTAAAGTTAAAGCTATAAAAACCATTACGGCAAAAAAATAATCCATCTCTAAACCCTCTCACACTCAGCATTATCCGTTTTAGCAATTTCATCTAACTTATTTTTAAGTTCTGCTATTTCTCGTTGAAGCGCGATAACTTTTTCACTATCAAACTCGCACTTTAGTGCCATAAAATATTTTTTGATGAAGTTTCTTGTTGCTTTGTTGTAGTCGTTTATCTCTCTGCCCAGAACGCGTTTTCTATCGGTGATACAATTAATAATGCTTCTTTTGATGTTCTTATTATGAACAAGACTATTTACCGCTCCCAGATATTCACTTTCTAAACCGTTCTTTTTAATAACTGAAAACGCGCACGCTAATTCTTGATAATATTGCTCTCTATCAAAAATAATCTCTGATAGTTCAACATTTAAATCCGTGTTTTTACCATATGCTTTTGCTTCTGCTGTATTTCTAACTCTTCCCATTTTTCAACTCCTTAGATGTTTTATTACAATGCTTTTGTGCATTCAAAATTACGGATTTGTACATTAATTTCAGATTTACCAAATTCAGTTTCAATTGTTCCCATCTTTTTCCTTAATGATTTTTCAGTCATTTTCGTTTCGCTTTTTAGCCAGACTGTTCCCCATTCTTGCCAACCTTTTTTAATTTCTGCCGTTATTTTGTAAGCCATTTGTTTAAATACTCCTTAAATTTGTCTTTGTCGTTTTGCTTTTCTATCTCTGCTTCAATTTCTTGTCTAGTTATCTGTCGATTCTTGAATTGTAGAATCAAGTCATACGCTATTCTTTCTAGCATGTGATAGCGTCCGAGTTCACAATGATTAACTAACTTTGGCATATTTGCGCTCTTTCTTCACTGGTTCAGGATGCGCTTTGGCATATGATTCCGCTTGATTAACCTCATAAATCCGACCATTACTAATTCCGGCATATACTGTAAAATTACCTGCACCATGACGATTTAAAGCCACATTAATTTCCATTAAGTTCTTATCTGCGCTTTCGTTATAAACAGCATCACGATAGATACCTACCCAGTAATCACAATCTTGCTCAATTTGCCCAGTATCACGACTATCACTAGGGATTGGTCGTTTATCTGCTCGTGATTCAAGATTACGGTTTAACTGAGTTAGCATGACCACTACACAATTAAGTTCTTTAGCAAGTGCCTTAAGTCCTTTGGTAATCACTCCATAAGCTAAGTCGTTTCGTTGGTCCTCCCCTGTTTTCTCTTTTTCCATTAGAGTTAGATAATCAACCATAATCATGCCTATTTGCCCTTTTTCTCGTGCCATTCGGCGTGATTCTGAGCGTATATGCGATAATGTGATAGCTGGTGTATCGTCAATGTAGATATTATCGGTATCTGATAATTGTTTTAGATGGTGCATAACCCTTGCAAATTCAGACTCAGCACCCAAGCCACCGTCATAGAAAATATCACTACTAACACATGATTCTTGAGCTAGAACGTTTTCAAGCATTTGCTCATCTTGCATTTCAAGAGAGAACATAAGCACAGGCAATTTCTCATTCATTGCACAATGGCGAGCCATATTGATTTCAAACGTGGTTTTACCCATTTTTGGACGAGCACCAACAACAAATAATGACCCTCGGACCAATCTTTTCGGTGATAATTTTTCATCTAACGCCTTGATTCCAGTTGATAAACCGCGTGCGCTATCTGCATTTTCTAATCGTTTTTCAAGAGTTTCGGTCCATTTGTCAGCAATTGTTGATAATGATTTAAGTCCTAGTGTTTTTCCTGTTTTGTTATAATCATCAATTTGCGTGAATAGCGATTGAATAGCTGATAATTTATCACTGGTCGATAATGTTGATTTTTCAAAAATCATCGCACTGCAATCGTTTAATTTTTTAAGTGTAAATCGTTCAACTGCTTTATCTCTGACAATACCAGCATATGCAATCACATTGGTCATGGTTGGTGTATTCTTGGATAATTCAGCGAGATAAGCCAAACCACCGCAATCTTTTAACGTTCCTTTCTGCTCCATACTGTCTGATAAAGTGATTAAATCTATTGGCTGATTTTTTCGGCTTAACTCAATCATTTCAGCAAAAATAACTTGGTGCTGACGGTTGTAGAATGAATCCTGTTTTAATTGGCGTATAGCTTTCTGGCATCGTTCAGATTCAAAGTCCAGCATCATTGTGCCAAGCACGGCTTGTTCAGCTATCAAATCATGTGGGATTATGTTCATAGTGTGCCCTCCACGACTTTTAGGTATGTGGTTGGTTTAACGATGTAATCAAAATTAGCTCGCCAATTTCTGTCATTCTCACCGAAATAAAACGGTTTCGCTCGTTCAACAAAATCATAAAAATAATTTGCCAAGTTCTGGAAAGTTGGTTGATCAAATTCTTTGAGTAGTGTTTTAACTGCATTTTTTCTGGCAGGGGTCATTTTCTGAATTTGAGGTAATCTGTTTTCTACAGCATCGTTGTAAGCATCCATAACCAAATCAAAATCAATATTATTTTCTTTTGTAATATTGTTTTTTATATTGTCTTTTGTAGAGGTACATTTTTTGTTACTGGTGGCAGGTACATTTTCTGCTACTGGTTCAGTACATTTTTTGCTACTGGTGACATTTTTTGTACCTGCATTTTTTGTTACTGGCTCTGATGCATCTTGAACTAATGAATACTCAGTTATTCCGCCATTATTTTTTATGGCATTTATCAGGTTTAAATTAATCAATTCAGTTAATGCGACATATACGGTTCTTTTGTCTTTTACTCCAAGAGTTTGCATAAATTGTGATATGCTGATTTTGTCGCTTTCTTTCCCCCATCCAGTAGTTTTTCTTGTTATCAGCAGATAACAACGTAACGCATTTGCTGACATATCAGCCATGAGTTCATCAATAACCGCGTTGGGAACTTGAAACGAATTAGCTATAAATTTACTCATGAGCAACTCTCTTTAGCGTGTAATAGTGGCACGCCTTTCCTGTTTTTGAATTGAAAATTCGGCATTTTTCTTTTACAAATCCATATCTAAATAAAACGTCGTTTTCTCTTAATCTCGCGCTAATAGCTGGAGTTGTATCGTATTTGCCGTAACGCAGTTTTATTTCTTTTTGAATTCGTTCAAGAGTTCTATATTGACCATCACTACAAACCGCAATAACGCGCTCTTGTTGAGATTTTGGAATAATTATTTGCATGTTCCACCTTTAGCCTGCTTTATTACGAATGACAGACCAATTAACGTCGGGCCGGAGATCTTCGCATCTAATTTGTCCATTGCTTTTATCCTCAATTTCAATGCAAATTTTTTCACCCAATTTCGCGGTCCTATCACTAATCCGCTTTCGTAAATAAGCTATTGTTGTCCCGCAACTTAACGCGAACTGTTTCTGCTCTTCAGGCGTCATTGTTTTTAGTAATGATCTTAGTTTTTCCATATTTTTAACCTTTAGGTTTTATTTTTTACATTGGATAATACCAAAAGGTCAGATTAAAATCAATACCTTTTGGATATTTACCTTTTGGTATTTTTTTTTTAGTATTTACTGATATATATATAAGGGGGAAGACATATGAATAGATACGAAATTAGAAGATTAAATTTAGTTAGATTAAAAGATGAGCTATGCGATGGAAAAATTGTAAATCTTGCTAAAAGATTGAATAAAGATCAGGGTTTTGTTTCTAGGCTTTTATATGAAGAGGGGAAAAAATATAAAAAAAATATAGCTGATAAACTGGTCTCAGATATTGAGTCCGCATTCAATTTACCTCGTGGGTGGCTTGATGGATTGAGTGACGACAATAAATTGGCAGATCATAATATAAATCAAGAAAATAATATAAATAACGAAAAGAATGGAGTAAAAATAGAGGTTTTGGATATTAATGCAAGTTGTGGGAATGGAATTGTTACGGAGCGTGAATTTGCCAGCGTCTTACGTTCAATTGAATTTACACCTGATTATGCTGCTAAATTATTTGGCAGACGTTCAACAGAATATATTAAAGTCATAACAGCAAAAGGCGATAGTATGACGCCGACTATTAAATCAGGAGCTAATATATTTGTAGATACAAAAATAAATTATTTTGATGGAGATGGTGTCTATGTATTTGTTTTTGATAGTGAAATATATATAAAACGGATACAAGTAACAGGCACCGAGATTATAGTTATATCAGACAATTCAATGTATGAGAAGTGGCGATTAAGCAAAGACTCAATTGACAATTTTTATATACAAGGTAAGGTTTTTGTTGGCCAAAATATTGACTATGTTTATTTTGACTAACTATCTCACATATAATTGTAAAGCCGCTCTATGCGGTTTTTTTATGCCTTTCACCTTAACAGTGATCAAAAAACAACCATTCAGAAAAATAAATTAATCCTTATAAAACAATAAAATAACACCTTTTGGTAAGCTTTTAGGTAAATAATATAACCTTTTGGTATTTACAATAATATAACCTTTTGGTAATATACACACATCAAAACAAATCAACTTAACAACAAAGTTAAACAAGACTACGAGTTATTTAACCAGTTAAGAAGATTCAAGTAGCTAGCTGAGGCATATGAAAGTACAGCGGTTTTGCAAATAAATAATCACTAATGTGATAGCTCTTTAAAAATTAGAAAAGTCGAAACAACTTACAAAGTGTTGTTTAAGTAATCGGTGTGAAAGCGAAGCTTATCTCAGAACGAAATGCCTAGTTCCCTCTAAGCTGTAGAAAGAACAAAACGGAGTAAGGGACCGCAACACCTGCTGGGGTATGTACCAGCAATCAAATCAAAGCTCATTTAAACAAGTGGGCTTGAGTTTGAAATGCAGGGAGGATTTAGCAATGACAATGACTTACGGACAATTTATTAACAAAGCAAACAAAATTCAAGATAAACAAATTGCTATAGAAAACATTGAAAAAATTATTATTGATGAATTCAAGCTCAATCGATTAGCAATCACTGAAAAAATGGAATCATTAATTACTGAACTAGCAGAATTAACTATAGATGAACAAAATTAATTTAAGGAAAGAAACAATGGCTACAAGATCAAATATTAGTGTGAAAGTTGATGGTAAATACAGAACTATTTATTGTCATTGGGATGGTTATTTAGCTTATAACGGCGCTGTTTTATTAGAGCATTACAATTCTCAAAAACTAGCTGAGGAATTAGTTAGTAATGGTGATATTTCATCTTTAAGAGAGAAATGCTCAAAACCAGAAGGACACTCATTCGAAAACAGAATTGAAGGATATACAGTTTACTACGGACGTGATCGTGGTGAGGAAGGGACAGAGTATAAAGAATCAGAAGAGCGACCTCAATGTGAAGAAGAATATTTATATGTATTTGAAGATGGGAAATGGCATGTTGAATCAGAATATATTCCGAATGGCTACCAAGAATTAACAGAAGAATTGATTGCATTGAATTATTAAAAATACTGACAGCTCGGAAAGACGAGCGCATCCATAGCAATCCTTTTGCCCCGAAGTTTGGGGCTTTTTTCGAGGTAATTATGACTAATAAAGATTTTGTTAATGGGAAAATTAAAAACAAATTTCACATTAATTATGTATTAACAAAAGGTGAATATTATTTCGCCCTTTTTAGTGCCTTAATTTTGTTATCCGGAAATCTATTTATGCTGTTTCACTGGATGTTACAGATTGCTACGGAGTGAATTATGCCAATGTCTTATGCTCAATTTATAAAAAATACTGACGTTGACCAAAAACGGCAAATTGAAGTAGAGCGCGTTCAATCCGCTTTACTGAATGAATTATCTTTTATGGATTATGAAGCAAATGAAGATATCAAAGAGAAGCTTTATAACATAGCCGAGCAATTAGTTAATGAGAAATCAAAAGCGAGAGGGTTTCGCAACATGTCTTTAGCTCAATTGTGCGAAGCTTATGAAAGAAATGTTTAGGAGCAAATAATGGAACTAGAAATGGGAAAAATCGTAAAAGGTAATGCTCGGTCAGGACTGGTTAAAGGTGATATCGGCGTGGTTGTTGCTGTTGATTTAAATCCACCGAGAAACATTAAAGTTAAATTTGTTAATCGTGGCTACTGGTTAATTTGCCCACATGAATTATGCGAGCCACTTGAACACGATAATGCGATTATTAGCGACAAATTCATTAATGACGCTCTTAAAAATACAACAGTAAAACCCTCTAGAACTGAATTAATAGAGTTACTCGGCGAGGCATTAAATCATATTGATGATAATGACCTCAATAAACGAATTAATGACGCTATAGAGAAACATTCAGGCTAATTATGAAACAAGGTATTTACTATAACATTTCTAATGAAGATTATCATAATGGCGAAGGTGTAAGTAAGTCAAATCTGGATGATATTGCAAAATGTCCGGCTATTTACAAATGGCGACAGAAAGCACCTGAAGACGAAGAAAAAAAGAAAGCGTTAGATATAGGCACTGCCCTTCACTGCCTCCTTTTAGAGCCTCAGCACTTCGATGAACGGTTTCTTGTTGTTCCTCCGTTTGACCGAAGAACAACGAAAGGTAAGAAAGACCTTGAGCAATTTATGAATGAAAACTACTCACCCGAAAAAATCATTATCACCGAAGAAGAAGAACGAAAATTAAGACTAATGCAAGAGAGTGCTTTTGCACATCCCGACGCCAAGAAATTATTGGATATGGATGGAATTTGCGAATCTTCTATTTACTGGACTGATTTTGAAACTAATGTTCTATGTAGAATTAGGCCCGACAAAATAATTAATGATTTGCCAATAATTGTTGATGTCAAAAAAACAAGCAATATTAATGATTTTGGTAGAAGTATTGAAGATTACCGCTACCACGTTCAAGCCGCGATGTATATCGATGGTTACACTGAAATATTTAACACTGACCCTGCTTTTTTATTTATAGCGGTCAGCGAGGTTATAGATTGTGGTAGATATCCAGTAAGAGTAATTCAACTTGATGAACATGATTTAAATGTCGGATACAGACTGTATAGAGAAAATCTTTTTACATACGCATCTTGTTTAAAAAACAATAAATGGGACGGTATAGAAACAATTCAAAGACCACAATGGATAAGGAAAAATGAATATGACTAATGAATTATCAATGAATAATGAAATTATAGAGCACGAGCAACCAATTGGACAGGTTAATAACACCGTATTTAGTCATCAAATGCTACAGAGAATACAAGAATTTTCGCAAGTGATGGCGAAAGGAGTAGCAACAGTTCCAAAGCATTTGGCAGGTAATGTTGCTGACTGCATGGCGGTAACTATGCAAGCGGTACAATGGAAAATGAACCCTTTTGCGGTGGCTCAAAAAACACACATAGTAAATGGAACGCTTGGCTATGAAGCACAGTTAGTAAATGCCGTAATTGTAACATCTGGAGCTATTAAAGGCAGATTCAAATATGAGTATATAGGTAACTGGGACGCATTCCAAAAAACAGATAAAAAGCATGATGATGAAATTAAACTAAACTTGGGCATTAAGGTTGGTGCTATTTTAACAGGTGAACAAAATATAACATGGGGAGAATCATTATATTTAAGCAATGTCACAATCAGAAACTCATCTTTGTGGAAAACTGCTCCAAAGCAACAAATAGCATATTTAGCTGTTAAATACTGGGCTAGATTGTACTGCCCTGAAGTTATTTTAGGTGTTTACTCAACTGACGAACTAGAAGAAGCAAAAAAAATTGTAAAAGACATTACCCCGCCCGATGCAAATTTGTTAATAAATGAGGCAGATACAGCAAATCAAGCAAAAAATGAAGAGCCACAAGATAAAGCGCTTGAGGATAGGTTGTCAGATTATTTGACTAAAGTTAAAGAAACAACACTAACAAGTAAGCTTGAAAAATTAATCCATGCTGCAAGAAATATTTTTTATGATTATCCAGAGTTTTTATCAGAAGCCGAAAACGCTTACGCAGAAAGGCTTAAGGAAATCAATGAAATTCAATAGCCGTCCAAGTGACGGCTTTTTAATTAAGGAATAAAACAATGTTAATTTTAACTAGGCGACGCGGGCAAGCGATTTTTATTGGTAATGATATCGAAATAAGGTTTCTCGGCATAGTCGATAATCATGTCCGAATCGGCATCGAAGCACCGAAGAATATTGCTGTTCATCGTGAAGAAATCAAACGGAAAATTGAGGGAAGGAAAAACAATGGCTAAATTTAGAGGTTCCTTTTTATACCTAGCGGAGTTGGAATATGAATTTAATATTGAGGCGGACAGCAAAGAAGAGGTAGAGGAACAAATTAAGAACGAGGCATTGAAATATTTATTAGAAAAAGTTCCTGCTCATACATATGGAATAGACGCATACGGAGTCGAATTTTATGAATAAATTAAACTGGCGTGATGTCGAAAATTTACATGAAATGCCATTTGATATGCTAAAAACAACGAAATTAGAGCTATATGATACAACAGTATACAACAACATAGAGGACGCTAGAGCTGATGGCGCAACGTCTGAGATTAAAGTGGAGGGCGTTACAATTGAATCATTAAAACTAATTGTTACTGCCGTTTCTGAGGTATTTGGCAAGGGTTTAAATAGCATTGGGATAGTAATAGAGGCGGGTAATGATTAAATTAAATTGGCGTAATGCCAAGAAAGAATTGCCAAAGCACGCGGTTGATGATGACGGATTGCCAGTAATGTGTTTGGTGGTGTTATTTCATAATGGCAAACCATATTTTTATAAGGATTGGATTAGTAGTATTACGAAAAAATGGGTTAACACTAATCATGACGATGTTAAATATTGGATTTATTTAGATGAAATACCACTACCTGAGGAGTGATTATGATTACACCTGAAGAATGGGAAAAACTGAAAGTTGGGGATGTGGTTTGGTGGAAATTACACCAATCAAACAAAATAATAAAACTGAAAATAGATAAATTTTGGGAAAACAGATCGTTTTTAACTGCAATCAGTGAAAACAGAGAAATGTTTTCAATTGGCACAGACTCAGAGAGATGTTCTATAAATAAGTTTAAACTGGAGAAAGAAAATGGCAAATAATTTAAATCTTTGTATCTTCACTGGCAGAGTTGGAAATATTGAAGAACGTTACACGGCCGACAATAAACTAATACTTAATTTTAGTATCGCAGTTGGTAGTTATAAAAAGAATGGTGACGGTTATGAAGATGTAACGGACTGGGCTAATTTACGAGCGTTCGGTAAGGTTGCGGAGAAAATACGTGATAAAGGTAAAGGTGCGTTTATTCGTGTTACAACTCGCTATAAAACAGACAAATGGCAAGACCAACAAGGGAATAATAAAACTGCCATTTATTTTATAGTTGATGATTTTGAAGCGTTAACATTTGATAAAAACAATAATCAACAACCGCAACAACCTAATAATCGCCCTGCTCCACGGCCACAAAACGAGCCACCGATGAATTTTGACGACGATATACCATTCAGCCCGATTGGCTTGCAATATCCAAAGCACACTATCAATTCAATTTAGGAGTTTAAAACATGGGCTTAGATGTATATGCATATAAAAATGCAAAATTAGTAGCAGATCCCAAAGTGTCAGAAATAGATGATTTAATACACATTTATGCTGGACATTTTCCTGACCATTTATGTGGATTACAAGATGACGCATATTATGATGCAGAGATATGCGATGCCTCATATCGTAATGGTTATGGTGGTCATAATATGTTTAGAGAAATGTTGGCTAAATTGGCAGGATATAAACCGATACTTACACCAAAGCCGTCCTATTCAGATGAAAATTTCCTTAATAAGGATTTTGAATATCGTTTCCCTTATTCTACTAGTGCTTGGAAGTCAGAAACAGGGGCTTTTAAAGAACTAATTTGTTTTAGCGATTGTGAGGGAGCTATTGGAACAAGTCTTTGCGTTAAGTTAGCAAAAGATTTCAAAGACTTTGAAGAAAAGGCATTATCCTTGAATGAAGAAAATTCAGATTGGTTTATACAAAAATATCAAGAATTTAAAAAGGTTTTTGAAGCCGCTTCTGAAAATGGGTTTGTTGAATTTGCTTAGTATTGAAAGCTTTTTAAACATAACCGCTTATATAGCGGTTTTTTATTGCGAGTTATATTATGAAACATCTACCAGATAGTGATCATCAGTTCTACCCTACGCCGAGAGAGCTGGCAACTAAATTATTTTCAATGTTAACTAAATCTAGAAATCAATATTCTTACATTTTAGAGCCAAGCGCTGGCAAAGGTGATTTGATAAAATGTTTTTATGATGATGCGCGTAGTTGGGGAAGAGGCTGTTTACATTTTAGTTGTTGCGAAATTGATAATAATTTATGTAGTATTTTATGTGATATAAAAAAATTAAATCGCGATTATATTAATTTAAATTTAGAAATTGTTGGTAGCGATTTTCTCGAATTTAACTCAATTGAAACCTATGATTTAATTATCATGAATCCACCATTCAAAAACGGTGATAAACATTTATTACACGCCTTGAATTATGTTGTTGATGGCGAAATACTCTGCATATTAAATGCAGAAACAATCAAAAATCCTTGTACAAATAATCGCATATTACTCAATCAAAAACTAAAAGAACTTAATGCAACAATTGAATATGTTGAATCAGCATTCGCAACGTCTGAATCAGAACGCAAAACGAATGTTGAAGTGGCATTAATTCATATTAAAAAAGAACAGGATATTGAAAAAATATTTAGTGATGAATATGACAAAATGAATTACGACATTGACATGAAAGATGGTTCAGAGGTTAAAAACATTAATAAAAGTCAATCAATTGATGATATGTTACTTGAATATCAAGATTATCAAAAACGTATTGTGAGAACATGTGAAACAATGTTTAAAGCGTCCTACGGTTGTCGAGATTTAATCCATGTTTCAATTGGTGAAAGATTAGATTCTGCTTGCTCTTATCCAATTTTAGCAATTCAATCTGCATTAAGACATGCAAATAATATTATTAAAGATCGTTATTGGAAAAAATTGTTAGACCGCAAAGAGTTCAAAGACAAACTCACATCAAAAGAAATAAACACCTTTAACAATATTATCAACCGTTTTTGTGATATGGAATTTTCACATAATAATATCAATACACTATATGAATACATCCTCGCGAATGGTAATAATTTATTCAAAAATGCAATATTTGCGCTATTTGATGAAATAACGCGTGAACATAGTTGGTATCCTGAAAAGTCTAAAAACATTTATTTATTTAATGGTTGGAAGTCAAATAATGGTTATAAGATTAATTCTAGATTTATTTTAATTATTCAAGGATATGCATCTTATAATCGCGATGTTATAGAAGAATTAGATGATATTGAAAAAATATTTGTTTATTTTAACAATGGTATATATCCAGAAGTGAGATTAAGTGATGCTTATTATAGTTGGTATAGAAATAATAGAAGTGATTCAAACTATTTTGAAAATTCACTAATCAAAGTTCGTATTTATAAAAAAGGCACTATGCATTTCTATGTAAAAGATGAAGCATTGCTTCGACGTATCAATGTATATGTCGGTCGCGAGCGAACTTGGCTACCACCCGATTACGCAATGAAAACCTATAACGATTGTGACAGCGAAGAAAAACGTGTCATAGACGAGTTCGAAGGCGAAAAACAATACACATCTAATCTAAACGACCCATTATTAATGAATTTAAATAAATCACTACTAATGATTGAAGCCGCCTAGTGCGGTTTTATCCCCCGCATCTGTTAATAACTCGTTTGATATCCACCCTATCTTATTAATTTAAAATCAAATAATGCGCTGATTATTTATTGCGCTATATGGAGTAAAAACTATGAAAATTAATAAATCAGCATTTAATAAAGAAAAAGTTGAATTCAATAATTTAAATTATGGGGACATCTTTTTAGTTAAAGAGCACGTATTTATGAAAATGACACACGATTCATTGCCGACTGTATTGGATTTGAAAAACAATCAATTAGAAATTTGGAATACTAGTCATGTAGAGGTTTACCCGCTCAAAGTTAAAATCTTCCTCGACGAATAATCCCCCCCCCATTAATTCAATTCTCACGCTGATTATTTAGTGTGCGATTACTATTATCTAATAACTATTGGTAACAATATGAAAAACGTTGTCAGCTTTAGCGGCGGACGTTCGTCTGCCTATTTAGTTCATCTAATGAAAAATCAATACACAGATACTGATTTTATTTTCATGGACACTGGTGCTGAACACCCAAAAACCTATGAATTTGTTAAAAATATAGTCAAATATTGGGGTATAAAACTAACGTGTTTACGTGTAGTTGTTAATCCAGAACTAGGGCAAGCAAACTCATATCGCAAAATAACGCTAGATGAACTTAAACCCGACTTACAACCGTTTCGTGACGTCTGTTACAAATACGGCACGCCATATCCTCATGGTGCATTTTGTACTCGTACAATGAAATTTGAGCCGTTCGAGCGGTACTGTAAAGATAACTACGGAAAAAGCAATTATCAAACATGGCTTGGCATACGCGCTGATGAACCAAAGCGGTTAAAGCCCAAAGACGGTTACAGTTATCTAGCTGATATATCCGACTTTGACAAGAAGGATGTCATTAACTGGTGGAAGAATCAGCCGTTTGATTTAGATTTGCCTGAGCATCTGGGTAATTGTGTTTTCTGTATTAAGAAAGGTATTAATAAAATTGCACTTGCAACGCGAGATGAGCCCAAAATGGCTGAAGATTTTATTAATCTAATCAATGACCCCAATGTCCGAGTGGTAGAACGAAGACAACAGGCAAATAAAATCATGTACAGAGGGAATAACTCGCTAATAGCAATCATGGCTATGTATCAAAACCATACGCGAGAAGAAATTTTAGCAACAATTAGAGGTAATAAAGGTTTCGATTCTGGCTCGTGTTCTGAATCATGCGAATTGTTTTCGTGTCAGTTGGATTTAGATTTAAACGAATAACTATTATCTAAAGGAAATGATTATGAACATCAATAAACCCGTCATTGATGTGTGTTGTGGCTCTCGTATGTTCTATTTTAATAAACAAGATGAGCGGGTATTGTTTTGTGATAAAAGAAAAGAGAGCCATACTTTATGTGACGGCCGAGCATTAGAAATTACTCCAGATGTTCAGATTGATTTCACCGCCATACCATTCAATGATGAAACATTCTATCAAGTTTGTTTCGACCCTCCTCATTTAGTTAAAGTTGGCCGCAATAGTTGGCTAGCAAAAAAATATGGCCAACTTAATAAATCAACGTGGCAAGAAGATTTAAGAAAAGGCTTTAGCGAGTGTTTTCGAATACTAAAGAAAAATGGAACTTTGATTTTTAAATGGAATGAAACAGATATACCAGTTAAAGATATTTTAGCGTTAACTGATTATAAACCTCTTTTTGTCCACATCAGCGGTAAGCGTTCAAATACGCATTGGATTTCATTTATTAAATAGATATTAGGAAATGATATGACTACTCCAACATTAGAAGAATTTTTAAATGATGTTAAAAACCACGAATTAACAATTCATCAAAATAATGGTGTTTATCGCCATTTAACGTTCAAAAATCCAGAATCAATTAATCAGTATTTTAACATTACTACATATCCAGAATATCTCGTAATCACCGGCGACATGGGGTCGTTAATATTTTCCAGACTAACAGATATGTTTAATTTTTTCCGTTCTGATGATTTGCAGATAAATCCTGACTATTGGTCTGAAAAAATAGAATCGATAAATTGCAACGCAAAATCAGCGAGTTATTCAGAGCTTGATATAGATGCAGTAAAAAAGTATGCACAGGAAGATTTAAATGATTATCTAGACGGAAATCAAACGCTATCAAGTGATGATAGAGAAGAGTTAATCGAGAAATTTGATAATAAAATCATGTGCGCATCTGAAGAATGGGAAATGGTCGAAGCAATTAGAAATTTTAATTGTAATGGTTTTGAATTTGTCGATTTTTGGGAAAGAGACCCAAGCAAATATCTTTATCGTTACATCTGGCTGTGTTATGCGATCGTCTGGGGGGTAAAAAAATTTGATGAGGTGATTAAGTGACCAATAAAAAAATAATCAACGAATTCAAAGCTCAGGGTATTGAGGAAGCTATCAAAAAAGCTGACGGCGAAACATTAAGGAAAAAAGATGAAAAAGAAATTTAAACAACGCAAGTGGCACTATTACTTGTTTGCATATAAATATCAATGCACAAATGGTGCCGTCGGATATGGGTGTAAAACTATATCAAAAAATAATATAAATGTAACACAATCAACGTTTGATTATGTTTCGGAATTAGCAAGAAAAAGTATTGATCATTATGTTGAAAGTATACTTATAACTTCAGTTAGTTATCTTGGTTATATGACTGAAAAGGAATTTTTTGATGAACCATGATGCAAAAAATTAAGGGCTAAGCATGACTAACTACAACACTAATAATTACACATATATTAAATGTGAAAAATGCAAAGGAAGAGGACGAGTTACCGATCATATGCTAGGCGTATGTGGATTTGGTCTTGGATATTTAGCTCAAAAGTTAGATAGTGGTTTTAAGCAATATTGTCCAGAATGTGACGGAAAGGGAGAAGTTAAAAAGAGGATTTACAGTGAATAGCAATAAAAATATAAGAATACTGATGAATTAGGGGCCAAACATGACTAAATATACTGACGAACAAAGAAAAATAATTAAACGAAATTTAGAAGAATTAGTAGATGTATGTCATTTAGCTATAGCTGATATTGATATTCGTCCAGGCGCCGATGATTTAGATGATTTACTACATGATATACAAGACAAGGCTGAAGAGATAAAGGATGGCATTTAATGACTAAATATAGCGAACTGTCTAAAAATGATATTGAGTTGCAGGAGGTAAATTAATTATGCAAAATAAACTTGTAAAGGCGTCGATTTGGGCTAAAACTCAGTTTGCTACAAATTCAATACCAGATCGCAAAACTCTAAAAAGTTGGATAGAAAGAGGGAAAATAAAAGGCTTAGTGGATAATGATGGTGCATTATGGGTTTATGAAAACGAAATTTTTGGAGTTGACCGTAGCATTAATAACGAGGTTTCAAAATTAATGGAGGCATCAGCATGACACCGCGTCCGAGAAAATCTCCGTACAAAGAATTACCCGATTATTTAGTGTATGACAAATCCAAAAAACAATACCGTTTTACATTAATCAATGGTGTTCGTAAATTAATGGGAGCAAATAAATCTCGCGCTATAGCTATCGCTATTGAATACAACAATCGAATGAGATATAAAAATATCCTATCTTCAGAAACTCTGGTGATGGAATCAGGCGGCGATAAAGGAGAATATCAGCCGTTTTCTAATCACATTGATCATCTAATGGAACGTATTTTTAAAGAGGAAAAATTATCAGAACGAGTTAAACAAGGTCTGATTAATGATTCTATCCGAGCAAAAGAATTTTTTAGTACCATTGCATCAACTGATATTGATCTTGAACATGTTAATCTGTATCTGAAGCAATATCATGCTAACGGTTCGGCAGAAGTTCAAAATAGGAAAGTCATGTTTCTTAAGAAGCTATTTTCATATGCTGTAGATGAATCAATCATGATGGATAACCCTGCCACTCGTAAAAAACTTAAAAAACTAGATGGCAAAAAACGGAAACGTTTATCACTAGAAGATTTCATTAGAATAAAAAATCACGCCCCACTTTGGTTAAAAACAGCAATGGAACTTTCATTACAAACAGCTCAAGCAAGGCTTGAAGTATCAAGAATTAAATACTCTATTAAATCACCTAGCTATGGTGAAAGTGGCTGTATTTGGCTCGATACTCCAAACAATGGTATTTATGGAACTCTCTATATCAACCGTCAAAAAACAAAAGATAAGGAAGCGGCACATATAGCTATACCTATTGGCGAACAACTAAAGCGGATAATTGATGATAGTCGTGATAATGTATTAAGCCCGTATGTTGTTCACCGAATGCCAGAAAAAGCGACTAAGCAAAATAAAAGCGTCGATCATTTCACGCAAGTTGATGCTAGTTATTTAAGTAAGGCGTTTTCAGCTATCAGGGATGAAATAGGCATTATGAGAAACCTACCGATCGAATACCGACCAACCTTTCACGAAATCCGTGCATTGTCTGCTCATTTATTTGAACAACAAGGAATTAATCCTCAAGCGAGAATGGCGCACAGTGATGAAAAATCTACTAAGGTTTATACTAAAAATCACATTGAATGGGTTGAAGTTCCGCACGCTCAAATCGTAATTTAGGTGGGGTAAAACTCTACCTAAGTTATTGATTAATATAATCCTTATTTTCCCTAAAATACCTGTTTTTATATACAGCAAAAATAAGCGCAAATTATTGATTTATTTTGATAAAATTACGATTAGAGCTTAATCTTGACATGGTGGGGGTCAGTGGTTCGAGTCCACCCGGGCGTACCAATCTTATTTTTATATATTCCCTATTGGTTATTTTCTTTGCAATTTTGCTGTTAATTAATTGATTGTTATAGAGAAATTAACTTATTTCACATGCAATTAAGCTGGGTAGCAAAGTCTGCGCAACAACCAGATTGATAATGCGATCGGCATTTATGAAATGCTGTAAGTGAACAGTACGTATTTCGCCTATCAGCCTTAGTCAGATCCAATTCCTTATAAAACCAACTATATCAATCCTAACATCAAACAAAAATAGTTTGATTAAAAAGTTAATGGCTATGAACGTGTAGAATTTATTAAACAGCTTGCAGCTTAATAAATTAAATTTTAAAATCAATATGTTATAGACTTAACGACTTTATGTAGCGTTTTTATTTTTGACTTGGATTTCAATCTATAGTCTTTAAACAAAGTAACCTTTGCGCTACTAATTATTATTTTATTAATTCTTATGTAAAAATATAAAAAATGAGGAACAAAATGAAAGGAACCATTGCTACTAAGATATCACCGAGTAAAATTTTTCTAATAGCAATTATTATTATAATTGGGGTATACATTGCCTTTTCTGGTTGGTATACCGTAGATGCAGGTGAAAAAGCTATTCAATTGCGCAATGGTGCAATTTGCCGATCTGTGGATGCTGGATTATATTTTAAAATGCCTTTTGTTGATACAGTAAAATATATTAGCACTCGTACCCAAAATCAAACATTTAATGAATTATCGACTTATAGTAAAGATCAGCAACCGGCAAAAATTAAAGCATCTGTAACGTTTAAAGTGCCTAGCGGTGAAGTTGAAAGTGTTTATTTAAACTTCAAAGATATAAAAGGATTGTCATCTAACACAATTGAACGTCAAGTACCTAATCAGATAGAAAACGTATTTGGTCATTATAGCGCAATCGAGGCAGTCCAAAAACGTGCACAACTAACCAAAGATGTGAATGATGCAATTAAACAATCATTAGAAAACTACCCTATTATTGTTGAGTCAGTACAAATTGAGGATATCGATTTTTCACGAGCTTATGAACAGTCCGTAGAAGATAGAATGAAGGCGGAAGTTGAAGTTCAAACACAAAAACAGAATCTGGAGAAAGAAAAAATCACAGCAGAAATTGCAGTTACAAAGGCTCAAGCAATTGCAGATAGTACACTAGCACAAGCTAAAGCTGAGGCTGAAGCCGTGATTTTAAAAGGTGAAGCAGAAGCTAAAGCTATTACAGCAAAAACTCAGGCATTACAAGCTAATTCAGCACTAGTTGAATTGACTAAAGCTGAAAAATGGGATGGTAAGTTACCAGAAACAGTATTACCTAATTCGACACTACCATTTATTGATACAAAAAAATAA